TGTACTGGATCCACCAGGAATGGCTCGACTGGTACATTCTCAAGGAAGGCGAAAAAAAGGGCAAATATAAGAACGTGGACCGTGTCCGCGGCAGCGAGACGCCATCGCCGTCCAATCCCTGGCTCACGCAGGAAGCCATCGCCCGGCGAAAAAAGATGATCTGGGAACGCGCCGCGTTCCGGCCGATGGTGCAGACGGCGGAATTCTGGGGCACGATCCTTTCGCCCAGAGGAGAAATGCTTTTGCCGCACGGCCGCCTGACGTCCGCCGCCGGCTACGTGATCGAACCGCCGACCGCCGACATTCCCTACCGGACGCTGCGCTGGCCCGGCCTGGCGTTTTCGCCGATTCCCGATCTGCTCAAGTTCAACGGCCGCGGCCTATTGGAAGGCATCATGTCACTGTGGGAATCGATGTGCAATTTGATGTGCCTCCACAACGACAACATGCAGTGGATCGTCAATCCCATGACGGAAATCAATGTCGACGCCCTGGCCGATCCGACGGACACGGCCACCTGGCCCGGCAAGGAATTTCTGTCCCGCGATACGGTATCCGGACAGCAGGCGGTCCGGATCGTGCAGCGGCGCAGCACAACCAACGACATTCTGGCCAACATGCAGTACGCCGACCAGAATTTTCAGCGCGGCTCGTTCGTGACGGACGCGGTGCAGGGGCTCCCCGGATACCGCAAGGACATGACGTACCGCGAGGCGGCGATGAATCTCGACCAGGCGCTGGGCGTCTACAGTCTGATGGGAGAAAATATCGAGTCCGGCGCCATCCAGTTTGTCTCCGCCGCCGCGGAAATTATCCGGGAATACGCCACGTACGAAGACTATCTGGAAGTCTTCACCGCAGAAGAACTCGCCGCGGCCGGCGTCCGGAAAAATCCGGATGCCCCCAACGGCGTGGAAGGCGTGCCCGTCATCGACGGCACGTTCCACATTTCCGGAATCCAGACGCTCATGAAAGACAACGAAACCCTGACCAATCTCAAGCAGGTCATTTTGCCGCTGGCCGAGAAGCCCGCCTTTGCCAAGTATATCAATACGTACAAGGCGCTCAAAGCCATCGAGCTGCGCACGAACATGCAGGATGAAGGCATCATCATCGATGACAAAACCGCCGCGGACCGCGATCGGCAGGAGCAGGAAGCGGCCCAAAAAGCCGCCCTTGCCGCGGACCGCGCGCAAGACACAGACGAAGCGGCCAAGATTGCCAAGATCGTGCAGGCCGTAACCCCATCCGGCGGCGCGCCGCCGGCCGTAAAGGAGACGCCACAATGAGCATGAGGGGAGCAGACATCGATATTCGCACCGGCCGCCCCCTGGAAGAAGCGGCCGCCGGCAGAAAAGCGGAAGAGCAGGCGCAAGAAGAAGCCATTTTAAAGGCCCAGGCCCAATGGCTGGGCATTTCCGAAAGCGCCGAGGGACAAAAACTGGTGGAACTGATCTGCCGCCGCCTGGAAGCCCGTCTCCGGACGCTTTTGCAAAACGATCCGCAGGCGCAGGCGCTCATCGACCTTTTGTCCGACCTGGGCCTTAAGGACAACGCGGCGCACAGCGCCGTCGCCCAACTGGCGAGCATGAAAGTGGGCCGCGGAAAGCGCTTTGAGTGGAGATATGACGAAACGTAACGCGACGCCCGCCGATCCCGGGCGCCGCGGCAAGAGGGTCCTTCCGATCCGTCCCGGATATGCGGCCCTCTTGCACACGACGGACACCGGCCGCAAGGCTGACAATAAACCGGCCCCTCCCGAAAAGAGGACCACGCCGGAACTAAAGGAGAGAGAGTATGCCTAACACCAATCATTCCGCAGCAGACCACGCCGACGATCTGGATGCCATCATGCGGGAAGGGCTGGAACAGTTCGATATGCCGCAAGGCGACGAAGCAGCCGCACCCGCCCAGGCAGCCCCCGCCGGCCCTGCTGACGCAAGCGGCCGACCAGCCGATAAATCGCAACCTCCGGCAGGCGGTGATGACGACGACGATGCCGCCTCGTACCGGTTTAAAACGCATTCGGAAGCGGAAAAGGGGTATAAAAACCTCCAGTCCGAGCATACGCGCATCGCGCAGGAAAACGCCGAGCTCAAGCGCTCCCTGGAAGCGCGCGAGCGCGAAAAAACCGAAGCCGCCGCCCGCGAGCAGGCGGAAACGGAATTTCGCACATACGCCGCCGATCAGCGACTGGCCATGCTCGACGAGATCGACGCGCTGAATCCCGACGACCCGGATTACAAGAAACAGGTCGCCGCGATCCAGGCCAAGACCGATCTGGCCATCTTCACCGCCCGCCAGAATGCCCCCCTGTCCGCCGCGCAGGCAAAGCCGCCGGTCAAACCCGGCGCGGCGCCGGCGACCGAGCCGGGAGCCGCGACCGCAGCGACGCCACAGGCCGCCGCCCCGGCCGCGGACAAAGACGCAGTTGTAGCCTACACCCGCGAAAAGATCACCGCGCCGGACATCGGCCTTGCCGCCGATGATCCGCTGTTCTGGACGTTTGCCCTGCGCGCTCCGAAAGAGGACGACTCCGGCAACACCCTGACGCTCGACGATCAGATTTCCTGGGCCGTAGAGCAAACCAAAAACTACCACGCTTCAATCCGCACCGGCGCCGACCCGCAGCAGGCTCAGCAAAAAGCCGAAGCCGCCGCCCGCGAGCGCGCCGCCCGCGAGCAGCCCCTGGGACGCTCCGGCGCCGCCCGCCCGCCCGCCGAAGCCGCAGCAGGCGGCCAGCCGGCCTACGGCATCGCCGACGCGCTGGCGGATGTGCGCGAGATGAGGCGCATCACCTAAAGAAAGGACCATACCCATGACGTTCACCTGGACTTACGACGCCACCGACGGCGTTTATAAATCGCACGCTCTGTCCAAAGAGCTTTTGAAGCTGGCCGCGCTCCGGTTCCGCTTCGTTCAGTTCACCAAAAAAGTCAACGGCTACGGCCGGAGACAGGGCGAAACGGTCACGCTGCCCTACTACAAGCCCCTGCCGGAGCCGACGACCGCGCAGCTCGAAGAGCAGACCCGCATCCCCATCGACAAGCTGGAGATGGGAAAATACACCATCACCATCAAAGAATGGGGTCGCGGCGTTGAATTCACGTCTCTGGCGAAAGACCTGTCCGCGCTCGATCCGGAAGAAGGCGCGCAGCAGCGGCTCATCGAGCAGATGGACGGCTGCATGGACAGCGCCGCCGCCGACGCTTTCACGGGCGCCAATGCCAAGATTGCGTTTATTCCGACGTCGCTGACCGGCGGCGTGTTCGACACGGACGGCACGCCTTCGTCCACGGCCACCTCGCCGCTGACCAAAGACCACATGGCGTGTATCCGCGATTACATGGCCAACACGATTCACACGCCGTTTTTTGAAGGCGATCATTACGTCGGCCTCTTCTCCACCAAGGCGCTCCGCGGCCTCAAAAACGACCGCGTTCTCCAGGCCTTCAATATGTACCTCCAAAAGGGCGACATTCTGTACCGCAACGAGGTCGGCCTGGTGGAAAACATCCGCTGCGTGGAAGTCAACCACGAGCGCGCCCTTTCCGACGGCGTCGGCACCAATTCCGTGCTCGGCGAAGGCGTCGTGTTCGGCGAGGCCGCCGTCGGGCGGCTGGAAATCGAATATCCGCACCTGCGCGCGGATATGAATTACAAGTCCGATTTCGGCCGCAAAAAAGCCGTGGCCTGGTACGGGACCGTCGCGTTTGACGTGCTGTTCCAGAGCGCCACCGACCGCGAAGCCCGGATCATCAAGATCACGAGCGCGTAGCAGACAACAAGGTTCAAGGACCACAACACGCCTTCCTCCCGCCAGGGAGGAAGGCACAGAGAAAGGAGCTTACAACTATGTTACAGCAAGGAATCATGGCGCTCCCCTACGACGCCTATATCGATTACGACGACACGCTGGGTGTCGATCTGGACCAGGCCGCCGCAGACGTGGGATTTTTCAAAATTCCCATGAAGTGCGAGGTCATTGAAGCAGGCGGCATCGTGACGGAAACGTGCGGCGGCGCCACCGGAAAGCCGGAGTTCGATTTCGATCTGCGTCCCGTCGCCGGCTCCGACGCGAACCGCGAAGCCGGCGCCATCGGCCACCTGGTGCTCGGCGCCACGGCCGCCGGAAAAGTCATGTTCGACAAGGTCGCCCGCGGCACGATCCTCGAACCCGGGCAGGAGATCGTCGCCCAGGTGCAGACGCGACCGACCGGCGACGGCGCCGCCGGTCACCTGCGACCCTACGTGCTTGTCAAACCGCTCGACGAGGTCAAGGGCAATCTGGCCAACATGATCGAGACGACCTAAACGCCGCCCGCGGCCTCCGGCGCTCCGCACACGGGACACCGGAGATAACGTACCAGTGAAAGGAGTTTTACTATGGCAGTAATAGCCGCAGCCAATGTCGCCGTCAGTCTCCCGGCGCGCAGCCGTGATCTCGGCGGCATCTCCGCCGTGAAAGAGATCAGCCTCGCGACGATTACTTTCGGCAATGGAACGCTGACCTATCCCACCGGCGGCGTCCCCCTGCCCGCGATCGGGCAGTTCGGCTTCAAAAAAGCCATCGACGCCGTGTTTGTCGCGCAGCCGCCCGGAAACGGCTTTGTCTATAAGTACGACCAGGCCAACCACAAGATGAAGATTTTCACGCAGGGGGCCGTTACCGGCTCCACCGCCGCCGCTGACGCGACGTCCGGCGCCAAGGCGGAAAACTCCGCCGGTGCGGAAACCAACGTGCGCCTGATGGGCACGGCCGTCGACACCACGTACGACCTGGGTCCGCTCATCGAGCTGCCCAATACCATCGCGCCGGCGGAAGTCTCGATTCCGCTCCTCATGATCGGAGAATAACCCTCAAACCTCCGGGCGGGGCGCAGGCTCCGCCCGGACAAAAACGAAAGGATTGAACATGCCGCAAGTTCTATACGTCAAGTCGAAGGACGAGCAGACCACCACGGCGGTGAAAGTGCTGCGCTCCTGGGCCGAAGCCTCCGGCCGCGTCATCTTTCTGCACGCGAACGGCGTTTACGGCGACAAGTCCGGCGCGCCCGTGCGCGATCTGGCCGATCTGCAAATCCTTCCCCCGGCCCACCGCAAACACGCCGAAGCGTGGTGGGAACGCGCCGGACGGAAACTGTCCGAGGAATATTACGCCCGGATTGCGGCCCGCGAAGCGGCCCGCGCCGGAGATTACCAGCAGGAACTGGCGCAGGCGGACGCCAACACGGCGCTGGACAGCATTCTGTATTCCCGCCGCCCGATCGTGAAGGGCAAGCCCGCGACCGCCGTTACGGCGCCGCAGGCCTGGATGGAATTCGGTTTTGCCGCGCGTCCCGACTGGTGGGGCCAGGCCCGAACCATCGCGTTTGCCGATTTCGAATACATCATGCACGACGACACCCCCGCCGCCGAGGGTAAGGCGGAGAAGTAAATATAACAGGGTAAACCATGAGTTTTTTGACCGGCTGGACATACCGGAGGTATTTCACCGTTGTACGAGACGCCGGTGTAGAAGCAGAAACAAATTATCCTGTGCCAATCCGCGTTGGCGAATCGTCCGGAGCGTCCGATTTTGACCTGCATTGCGTCGGGAAATGCAAGAGCGATTTTTCGGACCTGCGCTTCACTACCGCCGACGGCGATACGACGATGCCGCTTTGGATCGAGTCCATATCCGGCACGAGCCCAAATCAAACCGCCATCATCTGGGTCAAATATCCTTCCGTCGGCGAAAATTCCACAACGGCGTATCTCTATTACGGCAACCCGGAGGCGGAAGGCGTCAGCGACGGAGCGGAAGTGTTTCAGTTTTTCAGTGATTTTTCGGCCGCGCCGCTCGATACATCGCAATGGACCGCGACACTAGAGGGAAACGGCACGGCCGCAGTGTCCGGCGGCGTCCTGAGGCTGAATTGCCCGGACGGCGCGACAAACCGCGCCAAGGTGACCAGTACTACAGAGTTTTCATACAACACGGCAATCCGCTTCCGAATGCGCTACAAAAAATTCGGAGCATCAAAAGCCAATCTCCGGATCGGCTATTTAAAAGACAGCCCGGCAGTTAACAGACTCCATTTTTATTCCAACGAAAATTCTAGAAGCGTCATCGCCTGGTCATCATACAAAAATGGTGCAGGGTCGCTCACGAATGACAATCCTTTCACGTCTGACGTCTTTGCCATTGTGGATATGATCCGCAGTTCCTCAAAATCCGTGTATAAATTTAACGGCACGGTCAAGGCGACGCACACGACGAACGTGCCCGACGGCACATTGCCGATCGTGTTCGACTCAGACAACGATCAATCCGGAGCTGCGTGGTACATAGAATTGGATTGGCTCGCCGTCCGAAAGTATGCCGACGGCGAACCTCTGTTTGGCGACTGGGGCCGCGAGGAAGAAAATGGCGTTACCTACAATTCCTGTTGGACAATCGAAGGCTTACCACATACCGGCGAGGTCATCACGGTCGGCCCCAGCGGACGTGACTTCGTGCACCCGCAAGACGCCTATGCTGCCGCCAGCACGGGGGCACTTCTGCTGGTCTATCCGGGAACGTATGATCTAAAATTCGCCGGTGATCCAGACTGGATATTCAAGACATGGAACAAGCGCGTCTACATCCGCGGCCTGGGAGACAACGCGGATGACACCATTTTCATCAACAGCGTTAATTTTTCATCCGGATCGTTTTTGTTTTGCTTTGCTGTCGTAGAAAATATTACCGTCATACACAACTCCAACAGGCCATGGTCAACTACCGTTGGTTTTGCGCATTCTTTCGCCGCGACGATATTTTCCAAGTGCCATCTCGCCGTCAGCGGCGTTTATGAAAATCAATATGTTTTACTAAGTCTATGGGTCACGACGCATGACGGTTATGTCAAGTTTCGCTTCTGCAAACTCACACGAGGAAATTATCGTCACTTCTCCGGACAGGATAGTAACACTTATGCCTTAGATTTATCCAAAATTTACCTGGATAAATGCGAAACCAACGGCGCGCTGCTGCTGCAATATTACAAAAATGCGTTGGCGCTGGCAGATTATGTAACATCGCCCGCCGCCGGATATGGTTATGATGCTGGTGATTTTATCATTATGCCCTGCATTCTTCAGGTCTCCACTCAGGCCCCGTCGAATATAACCAGCATTTCCTTTCAGGCCAACGGCACGATAGACGATGAAGGGCTCCTCCCGGTCACACGCCGCGGTTTTTGCTATATGCCGGGCACATCCGGAGAACCGACGATTGCCGATAGCGTTGTCGACGAAACCGGAGATTTCGATCCCGGCTCGTTTTCCCTGCCTGTCTCCGAATTAACCAGAGACGTCAATTACCGCGTCCGGGCATTCGTAGAAAATACCGACGGAATCATCTACGGCGCGCCGACATTTACAGTCACAACACTCAAAAGTTCCCCCACCGTCGCCACCGGAAAACCGGTTGACGTTCTTTCCATGTCCGCCACATTTTCCGGCACGCTTCTGGACACGGGCGGGCAGGACGCTTTCCGGCGGGGCTTCTGCTACGTTCAAGCCGCCCTGGCCGAGCCGACGGTAGCCGACACGGTCGCGGCTCTGACCGGCACTTTCGGCGCCGGCGGGTTTTCTCAGCGGGTTTCCGGCCTGGCCCAGGGGAAGCCTTACCGCGTCCGGGCGTTTGCCGAAAATACGCTCGGCGTCGGATACGGAGCGACGCAATCCTTCACCACGCAGGACCCGTCGCCGTCAGACGCCATCCGGCTTTGCCGGGTGTGCGAAGCCATGTTCATGGAAGACCCGGCTTTGACGATCGGAGAAGTCAGCTGCCCGCAGTGCGGCTCCAAAATGGACGAAGGGCAGCAAAAAGCGAAACGCTAAACTTTAAAAAGAAGGAGGACTTTATTATGAAAGGAATAGCCCCCAGAGACCAATCGGCAGATTCGTACGAAAAACATTCGGAAATCAACTTTCGTTTCGGACCGAAAAGCAAGGTCAAACCCACAGGCGTCGAAGCGCTGGCGCCCAATGCCGACGTCACGGTCGTCTTGAAAGGCAAGATTACAAGTTTTTCGAGCGGCGAGACCTGGGACAAGAGCGTGCGCTTTGCGCTCGACATGCAGTCGTGCAGCATTATGCTGCCCCCCAACCGCCGCGCTGAAAACGCGCTGGACGACGCGCTGAACGAAGCCAAAAAGACGCTTAAGAAGGTGAAATAATGAACGGGTCGATGCTCAGACGGTGGTTTTACCACTTCCTCGATACAACCGAAGCCAACACGGATTACGCGCCGCTTTTAAAGGCGTACGACTGCCTGGACATGGCCGCCAGCATCTTTGTCCGCGAAACCCGCGTGCTGCATGATGCGGTCGAGCTCGTCAGCGAAGCCGGACGCCAGAATTACGCGCTCCCGCCCGATTTTCTCGATCTGTACATCCAAAACCACCGCGGCCGCTTCTGCATCCGCTACGACGACGGCGAAAATCTCAGCACGCCGTTTTGTGTGACGTACGAGGAAATCTTTCTGGCGGCGCTCGCCGACGCGCAGGAATCCCCCGATACGTTCGCGATTTCGGAGATCGGTCCGTCGGGCATTCCCGCCGCCGTATCCGGCACGGTAACGGCGACCACGGCCGCATCCGGCGGCCGGTCGATCCTGACGGATACGGCCAAGGATTTTTCGACGCTCGGCATTTTTCCGCGGGATACCGTCCGCAACGCCGCCTCCGGAGCGCTCGGCCTGGTGCTGGAGGTGATCGATGCCACACACCTGGCCGTGGCGATTTTTACGGCGGATGGGGCTCCGGCGGGCTGGACGAGCGGCGATGCCTATACGATCCAGTCGGCGACCAAACATGCTCTGGTGCTCCCCGCGCCCTCCGCCGTATCCGGACACACGCTGACGGTGCCGTATATCTGCATGCCCCGGCCGGTGTACACGGACGACGGCGTCTGGCCCCTGTCGTCGCGTTCCTGCGAGGCGATCGCGGCGGGCGCGGCGGCGCTTTTCAAACTGCCCAAGACGGAATTTGTCGAATCGCAGGCGCTGGGCGGACTCTTCAATGAGGAAATCCGCCGGCTCAAGATCGAACGCGGACAGCAAACGCTCAAACAGGGACACCGGCGCCGGGAAAGGCTTTTGTAAATGTCGCACGAAGAAACGAAACGCACTGATCATATTTTCGATTTCCGCGGCTCCTGGCTGCCGTCTATCGATCCGCTGAATATCGGCGGCAAGAATTTTTCGGCCATGGCCAATCAGATGCCCTCACCCGACGGACTGGAAGGCGTGCCGGGCTATTCAAAGGTGACATCGGCCGTGTATTCGTCCGTCTATACGGCGGCGCGCAGCGGCATCCAACTGCGCCAGGGATCAGGCACGCTGTCGCGACTGCTCATGCAGGCGCAAAACGCCGCCGGGACGCAATCGGCGATTCTGGAAGTCAAAGCAGCAAGCGCCGCGGAAGACGTGCCCAACGTCAAGAATTTCGAGAGCGAACCCCTGCACATCGACGCGCCAGGCGCCGGCCTCGGACGCTTCGCCAAATGGCCGCGCAATTCGATCGCCTACACCAACGGCCGCGAAACGCTGATCTACGGCGGCGACGAAGTGCCGCCCGCCCGATTCATCATCGGCGGAACGCCGCTGCTGGACACGATCAACAACGCGGTGGACTATACGGACGCGGTCACGAACGATCTCACGACGCCCGGCAACGTCGCCCGCATCGGTTCTTCCATCGACGCCGCGACGCTGCTTTATCTGGCCTGCGACGGGGACCAGGACGCAACGGATTTTATCGACGCCTCGAACACGGACGGCGGCCGCGTGGTGCATACCGTCACGGCCAACGGCAGCGTGAAAATCGACCAGAAATACAAGAAATACGGCTCCGGCGCCGCCCTCTTCGCCTCCGGCGGCTATCTTTCCGCCCCGGACAGCGCCGACTGGCATTTCGGCGCGGGCAATTTCACGATCGACATGCAGACGCGGATGAATTTCGGCTCGCACGGCCTGTGCGGTCAGTACGCGGACGCCCAGAATTTCTGGTACGCCAGGCTGACCAACGGGCTGGTGGAGGCGGGCGGCAATTCCTTTTCTGTTTCGTCGGTGTCGTTTCATGCCGTTTCCGGCGGCACGGCCGTGGCGCACTATGTGTTCACGTTCATCGATCCGATTTTCGAAAATCACTGGTACAACAAGTGGCAACATATCGAGATCAGCCGCTCGGGCGCGACGATGCTCTGCTTCCGCGAAGGCCTCGGCCCCTCAAACACCGCGGAGACGACCGCCATCGGGACCAATGCGATGCCCGATCTGGACGCGCCTCTGACGATCGGCCGGGTCTCCAACGGCGCGTACCAGGCGCTCGGCCGCATGGATGAAATCCGGATATCCAAGGGCGTCGTCCGCCATCTGACGCCCTTCACGCCGCCCTCGACGGCCTACGGCGTATCCAACAATCTGATGGTGCTTTTCACCAACCGGCCCATCGATCGCGCCAAGATTTATCTGACGTCTCTCAATACGGCCGCGGGGGCGGCGCTGTCCGCCATCTACTGGACCGGCGCGGAGTGGACGACGCTCGATCTCACGGACGGCAGCAGCGGACTTTCCGTCAATGCCGGCGTCATTTCCTGGCCCGCGACCACGGGCAGCGCCAAACGCAAGCTGATCGCCGGCCAATACCGCTTTGTCTACGGGCTCGTCCTCTCCGCCGGCACGGCGGAAATCTACAAGGTGACGACGCATCCGCCGCTGCAGCCGATCCAGGATATCTGGGACGGCACGCTCCGGCCGGTGCTGGAGTTCGGACACTACCATTCGGGCGAGTTTTACGACGACACGAAAAACGTGCTCGAAGAAACGGCCGCAGGCATCGACGCCGACGCTTCCTATGTGGCCAACGTGGGCGGTCTGACGACGTCCGAGTACATCGATATCGCCGTCGCCGAACGGGCGGCCGGTTTCCGCATCACGATGTTTACGCGCAAGACGCACAAGGTCAACGTGGTCGTGGCGACGCTCCGGCCGCACTACTGGAACGGCCGGGCCTACGTCGCGCCCGAGGGCATTGTGGACGGCACGCTCGATCCCGACGACGGCACGAAGACGCTGAATCAGTCCGGCGATCTGTCCTATACGGTGCCGGACCTGTCGCAGGAGTTCCCCAGAACCGAACGCGGCAAAACGGCCTGGCGCTACCGCCTCATTCCCAGCGATACGCTGCACTGCTACGGCGGCGGAAACGATGTCTGGATCGACAAGGTGGAGGCGATCCCCGCGCCGCAGCTGCCCAATAATCTCGGTTATAAATTTCCGTTCATGCTGCAAAACCGCGCCATGCTCTGCAATCGCATCGCCTCCGGCGAAGGCAACCGCGTGGACTTTCCTCTGTCCGGCTCCACGGAGGGATGGAACGGCGAAGATTCGTCGTTCGGCGAAGGCAAAGACGCGCTGTTCATCGGCGGCGCGGAAGAGCTGACGTCCGCGTGCGAAATTTTCAACCGCCTGGGGTCGTCGATTTATGCGTTCGGACTGTTTTTCAAGGCCTATGAGACGTACATTCTGAACGGCTACGACGCGGAAACATTCAAATGGTATCAGATTTCAGACAAGATCGGCAATCCCGCGCCGCTGTCGCTGGATACGTACCAGATCACGGATTCCCGGCAGCAGGACCAGTCATCTCGCACGGTGGCCTGCTGGCTTTCCTACCAGGGGCCGTTCATGTATTTTGCGGGCGATATCATGCCCCTGCCCGGCCTGGACTGCTATTTCGATCCCAACGACGCACGCTGCATCAATTTTTCCGCCATCGAGGCGGCCCGCGGCTGGTTCGATCCGGACAAGCCGCACTATAATATCCAGTTTCCCTCCGGCGCCGGACAGACCGCCAATAATGTCTGGCTGGCCTACGATTTCGCGTCGAAGCGCTGGTATTCGAAAGCGCCCTCGTGCGCCAGTCCCTATCTATCCGCCCATATCTGCGTGGTGGACGCGGCCGGCCGGAAATACGTGTACGGCGCGCGCGCCAACGGGTATCTCATGCGCCTGGAGCACGGCACGACCTGGGACGGTTCGGCGATAGCGCAGTATGTGGAAACCGGTGAAATCCTGCCCGCGACCATCTGGGATCTGTGCAAGAATACGCTTTTCAAGTTGATGTACCGCCCGATTGCCGAAGACGCCACGCTGACGGTGACGCTGTATCGCAACGGCGAAAGCGATCCCAACGGCCAGGTGCTGGCCCAGATTGCGCTGAAGGGCACAGGCCGCTATCTGGTGTACAATAAGAAGTTGTCTGCCGATGCGTTTACCGGCTACCGGCTGAGATTTTCCGCGGCCACGTCGGCCACGCCGCGCGGCTTGCAGATGCTGGCCTGGGGCATCAAACATTCGGTGGATCATAAGCATGATCAGTAGTTTCACGGGAAACACGAGAAAGGAGTCCCAACCATGGCACATTCCGGACATGAATATCTGTTGCGCCGCGCCTCGCTGCGCGAGGCGGCCAAGGCTTCGGCGACGGGCATGACGCCGTCCAACGACGAGGCAGTGGTCGAAGCGACGTCCGCCCGGGCGGCAGCGGACGCTGACGCGATCCGCCACGACGCCGCTTTAAAATTCGACGAACGCCGTTTTGTATCCCATCTGCTCAATACGTACGATCAACTGGCCGCCTGGGGCAAGCAAAACGATCTGGCGACGCTGATTGCCGGCGCTACGCTGCCGGTGCAAGGCATCGCCGCGGCCAAGCAGATAGACAGCATGAATCGGCAGGAACAAGGCTTGAAGGATGCGGCCGCCTTGCTCCGGAAGCCCGTGGGGCTCGCTGAGGCGGCCAACGCCGAAGGCCGCGCCTTGTGGAACAATACCCGTCCATTAACCTCCGCCGAGGAAAACGCAGCGCTCCTGCCCAGAAATGAAATCGGCCGGGTGGTGGACGACTACGCCAATCAACTGAAACGGAGGCCCGTAGTACGATGACATCTTTATCTTCCATCGCCGACGAACAGTTATCCGGACTGACCGGACGGAAAACCAAATTCAACCGCAATCTGGCCATCATCAGCCAAATCCCCGCCGCCCGGGAAATTGAGAAGGTCCGGCAAGTAGAGAAAAAACAGGAAAAACAGCTTGCGGCCCAAAACAATCTGCAGCGCCAAAATGCCGAGATCGCGGAGACGCAGGCCAACCGCGCCGCGCTTTTGCAAGGCGGCACGACGCTGGGCCAGGCGGCTTATCTGACACGCGACTCCTGGCTGCCCGCCGCCAAAAACGCACTGGGGTTAGGCGAAGCGGCGCTGAATCCGGACGCAGCAGCCAAGGCGACGCAGACCGCCCTCGACGCCCTGCCCGCTCCATCCTTTGCCAACGTCGCCCCGGCGCCCGGCATCAACGCGACGCCTGTCCCGCTGGCCGAGGCGGCTCAGACGGCCGTCGCTCCCGCCGCCGAAGCGGCAGCCACAGGACTGGCCGAGGCGGCCGGCGAAGCGATTCCCCAGGCCGTGATCGACAGCGGCATTGATATTTCCGGCACGATCGTCGGCGAAGGCGCGGCGACCGCGGGCGCGGAAGCCGCCTCCGCCGCCGGAAGCGGCGCGCTTTCGACGATTTCCTCGGCCGTCAGCACCGCGATTCCCTATGTCGGCATCGCCGCTCTGTCCGACCTGGCGGACAAGTATATCACGCGGCCGATCGTCGATAAGATCGTGGGCGACGAAGGCACGAAAGAAGCCGTCAATGTCTTTCTGGACATTCACAATCCGATCCGGCCGCTGGCCCGTCTCGGCGGGTGCATCATCATCACGGCCTGCACGTCTCCCGACGCGCCGGAAGTGCAGATTGCGCGGGAATACCGCGATGCCTATCTCTCGGTCGAGCAACTGCGCGGCTATTACATCATTGCGGAGACAGTCGTTCCGCTCATCCAACGACGCCGCGTTGTCAAACGGCTGGTGAAACGGTATCTGGTGGATTCACTGGTGGCCGTCGGGCGCTATGAGTTGCAGAAATCGCCCGCCCGACCGTCTTTTTTCGCGCGACGCGTCACACGGTCTTTTTTAAAACTCTGCCGTTTCATCGGCCGCCGCCGGACGTCGTTTGTCCGCGCCAACGGCGAAACTGTCTAAGGAGGTGCCACCATGTACAATCCCTACGGAGCCGTTCCCGAAGCCATCAAAGACGCGCGCGTCTCGCTGCGCGACATCACGGCCGATCTTTTGGCCACCAAAAAAATGGAAGGCGAGCTGACGCTGGCCAAAACCAAGGCCGAAACGGAGGCGTCCCTTGCCGCCGCCGCCTCCGAACGCTATAAGCTCGAAAACGAAAAGGACATCTCGCGGATGAATATGCAGTCCGATCAGTTCAACCGGCAGCTGGATCAGTCCGGGCGACAGTTCCAGGATAACTTTTCCCTGGCCAAAAGCGCCCAGGCGTTTCAGCAGGGGCCGAAGTTCGAGCAGGAAAAAAGACTGACCGACGTGCAAATCGCCGCGTCCCGCGCGCAGACGGCGCATTCCGCCGCGCAAACCCGCCAGCTCCAGCGCAGCGAGCAGCAGATCACGCCCCGGGCCTATCTGCAGGAGCTCGGCGCTCCGGATGGGCTCTTTGCACTGTTTCCGAACATCCAGCCGGATAAATCCTACCAACGCTGGCAGCTCGAAGATTTCAAGAATCAGTTTGTCGATTTCAATAAACGCAATCCCGCCGTGGCGCTGCTTTCGAACATGGCCGCGGTGCAGCAGCAAATCCCCGCCCTGGTGCAGCAGTTCCACGCGGAGCAGGATCCGGCCAAAAAGAAGGTTCTGGGCGACCGGGTGCGCCAACTGTATGAGGCGCAGGACGTGGGACAGCGCCTGGTGCTGGCGGCCAACGAACCTTCGGCGGTGGAGATCACCCGGGCCGCGGAAAAACTGGGCGAAGACCCGCAGGAGTTTGCTAAAAAAGTCAATGAGGTCCGTTCAGCGATTCAGCCGAATCTGCGGCAATGGCGGATGGATGCAGCCACTTTTGAGATTTCGCCGACATACGGCAGCGATGTGACGCAATACGCCAAGATCATCGAAACGAAAATGCCCGCCGGTCCGCAAAAAACACAGCTGATCGCCGCACACAAGGCGCTGCAGGATAAGGTCGCGGCAGGCGATCCGGCCGCCGCGAAACAGCTATACGACAATATGAAAGGCTGGGCGCAGCATCTGACCTCCGGAACGCCCACCGGCAAACAGGCCGGCACCAAACCCGCACCCGGAAAGCCGGCCGGTGAGTCCTCTCTGTCCAAGGCGGCGGTTTCCGCAGTCCATCATCCGCTCGATCCCTTCGGCCCGGCCAATCCCGGCAGCACCGGGTATGCGCTGGACGACATCGCCCGCGCGGTTAAGCTGACATTGAACCCAAAAAACGGAGAAAGCAAATAACTGGCCGCAAGATAGAGGATTGATTCCCGCTTGACTTCGCCTGCGAAAATGGCAAAATAAAATAGTCTTTGCCATCAACGCCATAAAAGGAGCAGCAACTATGAAAAAGATAGGGCTTGTTCTTATCCTCGCAGGATTTTTTCTTCAGCTTGCCGCCATCGCCTTGGTCGGAAACTATGAGCCGAAACTGGGATTTATCGGCAGCATGGACCGGATGGAAGTGGTTTTACATCAGGGACGTTTCGATCGGGAGGCATTTTTACACGATGCCGCCGTGGCATTCGTTTCCTCCGGCAACGTGGACCGCATCAACAAAAGCGATCTTACGTATTATCCCGATCGCGTATCCATAGGCTACCGCAGCATGTTCATCATCGCGCTCCTCGTGTTCTTTTCCGGCGCAACGCTGCTGGTCTTTTCCGGCGGGCGATCTTTTCCGGTAAGGATGCCACTGCAAAAAACACTCAGCCCCCGCGGCAGGACCGCCGCGATTATTGCGCTTGTGGTTGTGCTGGCGGCGGCTCTGGGCCTGGCCCGGGAATTGTGGCCCAATGCTTTTTGGCTGCGGATCGGCATCAGTATGATCGGCATCGCGTTTTTCTGTTTCCTGATCGGTAAGCGCAGATCCGCGCCGCAAAATAATCCGCGGTGGCGCGACGGACTGAGACGTCTCGACGCCCCCGCACACGGGAACGAAAAAAGGATTTGATTTGTCAAAAAACTCGCTTTATAAAATGGGCATTCCGGCCTGATCACCCGGATCGACCCACAACATAACCCGCACACAGCGGGCAAGAACACAAAACCCGGACGGCACCGCAACCGCCCGGGTTTTTTTATGCCTGGAGGAAACCGAGATGCCGGACACCGACCGCCGCAATCATCACGACATTGGCTATGGAGAGGATTTCTACCGAGCTTTAGACCCGCATTACCACGCGCCCGCCGCCCTTCCCGAAGCAAAATCAAATAACGATGCCGGTTATGGAGAGGATTTCTACCGGACTTTAGACCCGGATGCGCCGGCAACGCAAAAATCGCCTGCGGTCAAGACACCGTTACAAAACGCCCCCGAGCAACGCGGATTTTTCAAGGAAGCGGCCTCCGCGCTGGCTTCGGGCGCCGTCTCCACGGCGGAAGCCCTGACGTCCACAGCCGAGATGATCGGCGTGCCGGGCGCCGAGCGCGCTTCTTCCTATCTGCGCGGCGTGCAGGAATCCGAAGCGCTGGTCCGCCCCGATTATCTGCGCTCAGGCACCGTCCTGGATGAGCCCGCCCGCCTGGCCGACTGGCGCTGGTGGACGAGAACAGTCGGAGAAAATATTCCCAATGCGCTGGCGATGCTGGTTCCGGCCGGCGCGGTAAGCAAGCTGGGCCAGATCGGCAAGCTCGGCACACTGCTCAAGGGCAGCGCAACCGCCCGCCGGGCCGCCGCCCTGGGCGCCGGCTTTTCGGCGTCCTTTCCCCTGGAAGCCGGTTCGGCGTATTCGAGCGCGAAACAGGAGATGTCGGCCACAGGACAGTATGACGCGGATACGATCGAACGCATTGCCACGGCCGAAGGCCTGGTCGCCGGAACGACAAACGCGATTATCGAGCTGCTGCCGATCGACAGCCTGCTTTTCAAGCAGTCCGGCGGCGATCGGCTGCTGCGCCGCATTCTCCGGCAGGCGTACATCGAGGGCGGCACGGAAACGGTGCAGGAGGCGGTCAATATTCTGGTGGAGCAGTACGGGCATGCCCCCGACGCCACGCTGAAGGATCAGATCGGCCGCGTGATCGAGGCGGGACTGGCCGGCGGGGTGATCGGCGGCGGTTTCGGCGCGACGATCGGCACGGCCGAGCATCGCGCAAAGACCAACGCCTATTTGGCCATCGCGCATAAAACGGACCTGGATGAAGATATTGTCCGCTGGAAACAGGAGGACCTGCCGGACAAAAACATTGCCGAGCTGGTATCCGCAAGGCTCGATGACTACCGCCGCAGCGCCGCGCCCGACGAAACAACGCAGATTCCCGCCAAGATCGACGCGGCGGAAATGGTGTCGTTTGTGCTGTACGGCTCCGGCAGATTCCAGCCGGACCGCTCCGGTGCAAAAAAGAAAGCAGCCGTTTTACGCGCGATGGGCATGAAACCGAAAACGCCGCCCGCGGAAATGCCGATGACGACATCGGCCGCCGACGGCAAGGCGGTGATCACGGAAGAACAACGCGCCCAGGCGCAAAACGAGCGGGCCGCCGCGAACAGGAAGGCCCAGGGAAAGACGTTGTTCGACGCGGTGGCCAGCGAGGACCTGGCCGAAACGCAGGCGATCGAACAGGCGCGCCAGGATGACGAGGCCCGCCGCAATGCAGAAACGGTCCGCCTGGCCGCCGCCGAGCAGGCCAGCCGGGATAAGGCGGTAGCAGACGCCCAGAGCCGGCAAGACGCGCTCATCGCCCGCCTGGCCGGCGCTGATCCGCAAAAGCAGGCCCTCGTCCAAGACGTGCTGGGGCTTTCGGAACGGGCGCTTTTGTCCGCTGTGCAAAAAGAGCTGAAGCTGACTGTTACGCCCGCCGGCCCGGGAGCTTACACGGTGGAGACGCCCGGCGGGCCGCAGCCCGCCGATCTGTTCGATTTACGGCAACGCCTGGCCGAAAAGCGCTCGGCCGATTTTACGGCCCGCCAGGACGAGGAAGCGGCAAACGCGGCCGCGGTCCGCCGAATGGAAGAAGAACAGGCCCGGAAAAAAAGGGAGCGGGAAGCCGCCGCCGCTCTTGATATGTCCCGCCGTTCCCTTGTGGCTTCGCTTTCCGGCCCGACGCCGCAGCAGTTGGCCCATCTCAATGCCAACCGGCAGCGTTTGACGCCGGACGAGATTGCACGCCTGGACCGCTGGATGAAGAAGGACCGCGACTCTGCGCCGGTGTCGCCGCCGCCTGCGCCCCGCCCGCCGGCTGTTATTTCGGAAGAGGTCAATGCCGCCGCCAAAGCGGCGCCACCCCCAAAGCAGGACAACGGGCAGGATGACGAGGCGGCCCTGGTCGATCTGATGCTGTCCGATGTGGCCAACGCCCGCAAGGGCGGAGAGCTGCGCACGGACGATGCCGGAGAAACGATACGGGACACGGCGGGCATTGCCTGGCTTACGGCCGCGAACAGAGCGGGCGCGGACGTAACGGTGAAGGACGCTAAAACGGTGCTCAACAAGGTCAAGACCGGAGAGGACCTGACGGAGCGCCAGCAAAGGCAGCTGACGGCGATTCTGGACGCCATGCGGGCGGCCGGCGGGGCGAAAGTCACGCAGGCGCTTTCCTGGGCGAAAAAAGGCTATATTCCGGTGGACAATCGCCGCATCGCCGTGCGCGACATGGTGGAAGGCGACTCCTATGTGATCGACAACGAGGAATTCCGCGTCACGGATATCGATGACGCAGGAAATGTCACGCTCAAAGACGGAACGATCAAGAAGGTCCGCGACGGCGAGATGCTGACCGGCGTGGATTTTGTGAAGCCCGTGGAAGGCGCGGAAGATTTCAGCGGCGAATCCTTTGACGACGCCATGAAAAGAGTGGAGAGCGAAGCGGAGCCCCCCCAAGCGCCGCCGGTTCCCGAGAGCCGAAAGACGCCGCCCGCTTCCGTCGCCGTGACGACGGGGCTGAAAACCAAAGCTCCGGAGAAACGGGATATTTCGCAACTGGCCGGCGATCTGGCCGCCGGACGTATCGCGCCCGGGAAATTCACGTTTCCCGCAGATGTTACGCCGCAGGAGATAAACGAGGTCTGGGACGATCTTTCCGCCGCCGTGGAAAATATCGCCAAGAAAAATGAGCCTTTCATCCGCGCTCTGCATGAGGAAATTGATGCGCTCGGCCCCGCCCGCACCGCCGCTATCAAGGCGCAAAAGAAAGCGCTGCTGGATAAGATCCGTGCGCTGCAGGACGAAGCCGATGCACTTGACCGCAAAATTACCAACGCATTTGAAGGCGCCCAGGCGCAGCTCCTGGACACAATCATTGAACGGGCCAAGGCCGAAGGTCTGTTTATTGACGACGCAGAGTCGGAAGAGGTTTATGAGCTGTATTCGACGCTACAGGAAGGACGTTCTCACGACCCGCTCTTTATCGACGGGAAAATCCCGGAAGATTACGTCAATACCTGGACTGTCCCGCTGGCCGAGCAGATTCTGGATGAACTGCGCGCCCAGCAGCCTACCGGCGATGCGTATCCCGTCCCCAACAGTTCCGGCGTGTACAATGAGAAGCAGAAGAAAGCCGAAGTGATTAGCTTCCCGCAAAACAAAGCTTTTGACGCGGCCGTCTATGTCTTGCAGGTCGGTCCCGAAGAATGGATTTCGGCCGAGGACGTTTCGCTCAAAACCGGCAGCTATGCGGGACAGAGCTCGCCGCTGACGAAAAATCCGGTTTTCCCGACGCGCAAAGCCGCGCTGGCCGACGCGTTGAAAACGGTGCAGCAGTTCGGCGAAAGCAATGCCCGGGATGCCAGTTCGCCTGCAACCGACAAATCGCGCAAGGCCGCCGCCCAAATCGCTCAATGGGCCGAAAAGCAATACCTGGAGCTTTATCCGCCGTCGCAGGCGCCGTCGCAGGCGGTCGCCGTGACGACGGGGCTGAAGAAGACTCCGGAAACGGCGCCGCCGCCAATAATCAAACGGATTCTTGATATTTACGGGAGATATCATTACGTCGACCAAAACGAATTGCAGGGCGATAGAACCATTCTTAAAACTTATAATAGCCGCGGAGAGCGCCTGCTCGCCGGAGGCGGAATCCACAGAGGATATATCGTTAATCAGGAAGACACCAGCGCCGTCGAGAAGGCAAGGAAAGTGGCGAGGTTGAGGAGTCTCGAAACCAAGGCGCAGAAAGAAATGTTGACGGATGGGGAAATAAAAGAAACCAAAAGTCTCATTGCGGAAATCTACAACAAACCGGTTGAAAAACCCTCCGAACCTGCTACAATCCCCGACGTGACACCCCCCAAGGGGACGGCCGACATACCCGCCAAGATAACCCCACAGGCCGAGGCGTGGAAAGACAAAATAGAAGCAGATGTAAAAGACGGTTGGTATATTCATGGTAGAAGGGGCACGGATGATCTTCTTTCTGAATTTAAAAAGCATGAAATATTTGTGTCAAAAGAGGCCGATGTTGCAGAAGATTATGCTGGCAACAAAGGTTCAATTTGGCAGCTAAGACCAAAGAAAACGGCAAACATCTTAGATGCGACCGACGACATTCAACGAACCGAAGTTGTCGATAGGTTAAAAGAACAGTATGAAAGCGGTGATCTTAACAACGGCGCATATACTAAGCTCTCGCAAGAGATTGATGACGAAATTGAATCCTACGGCGAAGGCAAAGCATGGGAAAGAATATCTGAATCACTAAATCCGAAGGATATCGTTGAAGATGAGGGATTTTATAGCGATACTGACTTTGTAAATTGGCTTTACGAAAACTTTGAATACGATTTTGTTTCAACAAATCGCGGAGGCGTTGCCTATAATCCAGATGCTTTCGATCTAAAGAAATTCAACCCTAACCCATCCCGCCCCCCGGAGGTTGGGGGGCAGTCTGTAAACCTGTCCACTGAAGATCTGTTTGGGGCCGTTGAAAAAGCCGTGACGACGGGGCTGAAACCGAAAAAGGCCGCCGCCCTGCCGCCCGAAATGCCGATCATCCGCGCCCGCCTTCAACACCTGAAAAGCCTGGGCGTAAACACCGCCGGATATGATGAATGGGTAAAGGTTATGGAATCCGGCGACGCCGCGGCGCTGGCCAACGAACCGCCGGCACAAGATACCCTGCGCGCCATCAATCTGACCATTGCCGAGGAAGAAAAAATATTAAAGGCCCAGGCCCAGGAGAAAGGATTCGGCGCGGGCAATACGCTCTTTACCGAGGACAAGGCGGCTAAGGCCCGGGCGATTCTCAAGGCCAAGTTGTCCGGCGCGCAGCTCAATGCCGGCATTGATCCGGAAATCCTCACGGCCGGCATCGACCTGGCCGGGTATTACATCGAAGGCGGCGTGCGCAAGTTTGCGGACTTCACTGCAAAAATGGTGGAGGATATCGGCGAGCAAATCCGGCCCTATCTCAAGTCGCTTTACCTGGCCGTGCGCAATTATCCCGGCTTCGACAATGCGGGAATGGAGACGGAAGCCGATATCGAAAAGTCCTTGACCGCCGCCGCCGCCACAGATAAAATCGCCGCGAAGGGAGAAAAAAGCCATGCCGATTCATCTGACCTTGACGCCGGAGCAGCAGGAAACGCTCCAGCGGTTGCAGCCTCTGCTCGACAAGCAGAACAAAACGCCGGAAGATTACCGGAAGATGTCCGAGCTGTTGTATCCGGAATTGAAGGCCAAGCTCGCCGCGAAGGGAGTGAAGTTCCCCAAGGCGTAAATCTCCCGGCGGAGATCCAGGCGCACGCCGAGCAGTACCTCTACCATGCCACTTACGCGGAAAAAATCGCCGGCATCAACGCCGCCGGCCTCGATCCGACCAAATCCAACCAATACATTTACGGCAACGACACGACGAAAAGGGTGTACCTTTCCCCGGACCAGGAGTTGTCTCTCGCGTTCGGCGACGTGCTTTTGCGCGTCCGGCGCAGCGCTCTGAATCAAAAGCTCCTCAAGGAAATCGCACGCCAGGGCGGTCAGGAAGTCTGGTATTTCGACCGCATCGCCCCGTCGCTGATCGAACGCCTCACCCCCCGCGGCGAATGGGCCGCCCTGTCTGCGCAAACGGAGAAGATTCCGCAAAGCGTGGCCGTGACGACGGGTGCCAAAACGCCGAAAACAAAAGAATCCCCCTACATGGCCGCGGTCGGACTGATTTCCGGCGGCCGCGCGGACCGCGCCGTTGCCCGCGGTTATGTTTTTGCCTATGGCCCGGCGGACGCCGCCACCCAAAGTGAAATGGTAGGCCTCTTTTCGGGTCTGGCCGCCGATAAGCTCATCGAGGCGGGGATTACGATAGAACGCAAAACGCCCGCCGCCTTCAAGAAAGGCGACCGCGTGGTGATGAAAAACGGCCGCCACGGTGAAATTATCGCCGATGAAAGCTACACGATGATCGCGGCCACGATCTTCGGTGGGCAGAGAAACGTCGAGCGCTACGAAAATTACCGCGTCCGCACCGACGCCGGCGCAGAATTCGGGATGATCAAACCGGAGGACCTGACGAAGGAAACGGAAAAACCGGCCGAACCGGTGGTTCCGGACATAAAACTCATAGACGGTCATTTTAACGAACCGGACCGTGTTTTAAACCGAATCGCCCTGCATCAAAGCAATGAACAGAAAAAACGTGCTTCCGCACAACGGGCGCGAAAGCAGGATAACATTGATAAATTATTAGAAGCCGCAGAAAAAGAAAAGCGAATCGCTGCTGGTTTGCGCGCCCGCTATGACGAATGGGCCGCAAAGTATCCGGACGAAGCGGCCAAGCACGCCCCGGCCAAGACGCTGCCGCCCATCGGCCAGGTGCATCCGTCGATCCGGGAGAAGTATGCGGCAAAGCCGACTGCCGCAGCAGCAAAAGCATATCCGGACTTGACCGTGTCCGGTCACCCCAAACCCGTGCCGGATCATCCGGATGCCTCTTATGTGGTTCATATCCGCAAGCCGGACTTGATCCCTGACACTTTCCGCGTCGTTGTGTCTGCACAACGCGCGGCAGGCGGCGGTTTCCTGACGCAGGCCGGAACGGGCATGACTCCGGAACAGGCGTATGACAATGCCCTGGCCAACTACGACAGGACCATTGAAACGCGGCGATCCTCCACCAACCAGGACGCTGAGAGCGTCACGAACACAACCACACCCGTTGACAACGAAAAAACAAACGATTATAATAAGATTGAACAGGAGGCCCAAGATGCCCCATCTGACCGACACGATACAGACGAAACATCGTCTGAAGATGATCGAGCAGGCGCTCAAGGACCAGGCACCCGAGATGTATCAGCAACTTCAGACGAAAGGTCAACTTCCGGAGTATCTCAAGGAACGCGACGCGCTGATGATGAACACGTTCGAGGTCCTGTTCGTGGAACTCTGCAAGCTGCCATCCGACACGAATCCGACCTATCAGGAACAAGTCCAGCACCTGACTTCCGCACGCAACCGGGCGTGGGAAGAAACAATGGCGACGTGGCTGACGTTCAGCGATCCGCAGCCGGAGAGCGAACCGACCATGTCATCACCCCCGGCGCCATAGACCGTACCGGTTCCTGGTTCCAGACCGCCAAAAACAATCTCGACATCATCGAACTGGCAAAAAAAATCCAGACGGAAAACCGTCCGGCAACGCCCACCGAACAGGCGCTGCTTGCCCGCTATACGGGCTTCGGCGCGTCGGAAATCGCCAACCGGATGTTTCCCGGCTGGGCCGAAGCGGGCGAGATTCAACTCTGGCGCGCCGATCAAAAATGGAAGCCGCTGGTGGAACGCATGCAAAAGCTGTTTTCACCCGCGGAGATCGCCACGGCCGCCCGCTCTACGCAATACGCGCATTACACCAGCCCGGCCATTATCGATTCGATCTACAAAGCGCTTGACGGCTTCGGCTTTCCCGGCGGCCGCGTCCTGGAACCGGGCATGGGCGTGGGCTCGTTTTTCGGTCTGATGCCGGAATCGATGCGGACGACAACAAAATATACCGGCATCGAAATGGACGGGATTACGGCGCAGATCGCCAAGCTCTTATATCCTCGCCAGAATATTATTGAAGGCGATTACACCAAGGCGCAGTTTCCAAATAATTATTTCGACCTGGCTATCGGCAATCCTCCGTACGCCAAAACGATGATATTGGCCGATCCGGATTACAAGAAGCTGCGGTTGTCGCTGCATGACTTCTTTTTCGTCAAATCCCTGGATAAAATCCGCCCCGGCGGGCTCATGGTGTTCATCACGTCGCGCTATACGATGGACAAGGTGGACAGCCGCGTGCGCAAAATCCTCAATGAAAAGTCCGACCTCCTGGGCGCCGTCCGCCTGCCGCAAACGGCATTTGCAAAAAACGCCGGCACGGAAGTGGTAACAGACGTGATTTTTCTGCGCAAGAAAGTCCCCGGCGAAAAAAGCGCCGGGATGATGTGGGGCGAAGTCGCCCCGGTTACTACGCCGGAAGGCGATTTCCGCATCAATGAGTATTACCTGGCCCACCCCGAAATGGTTCTCGGCGATCATTCCGGCCGCGGCACAATGCAAAATTCCCGCGATCCGCAATACACGGTCCTGCCCCGCGAAGGCAATATCGAAGAGGCGTTTGCCCAGGCCGTCACCCATCTGCCCAAAGCCGTCTATTCCCTGATCAAAGCCGCGCCGGCGGTGCAGGAAGCCGCCGCGATCGAAAGGGACTTCAATCCACAAAACAAGAAAGAAGGCGGCTTGTATCTGTCCCCCAACGGCCAGGTGATGGTCACGGAGTCCGGAGCCGGTGTGCCGATTACCGCTATCGCCCCGAAACTGTCAGATAAAGACAGGCGCTGGTTGACGTCCTATATCACGCTCCGGGACGCGGTGAAGCAATGCCAGTATGACCAGCTCACCGACGGAGACTGGGAGTCGTCGCTCAAGGAACTCAACAGGGTGTACAAGGCCTTTAAAATGGCCTGGGGCCGCATCAATGCGTTTACGATCACTGAACGCAAATCCACGGACGAAGACGGAAAGGAAATCACCATCCATCTGCGCAAATTCGCCAACAGCCGCCTTTTGCGCCTGGATGTCGAATCGCCGCTGGTCATGGCGCTCGAAAAGGTGACGGAAGATTTCCAGATCGCCGACGGCCCGTTTCTTTCCAGCCGCACGATTAAAAAACCGGAACCGCCGCAAATCTCCACGGTCGCCGACGCCCTGGCCGTTTCGCTGAATGAAAAGGGCCGGCTCGATCTCGCGCATATCGCGTCTCTCATGGGCGCCAGCGAAGCCGATGTCTTCGAGCAGCTGGGCGATCTGGTCTATGACACTCCGGATAAAGGCATTCAACTTGCCGACGCCTATCTGTCCGGCAATGTGGTGAAAAAGCTGGAGGAAGCCAAGGCCGCCGCGAAAATCGATCCCAAGTACGAACGCAATGTGCAGGCGCTGATCGCGTCTTTGCCCAAGCCGCTGACCGCTAAAGACATTACGCCTTCTCCCGGCGCAACCTGGATTCCGCTGCCCGTGTATAACGATTTTTTGCACGAGGTGCTTGAACTGCCCGAAAGCGCAGCCGCCGATCATTCCCCCGCCGACAACCAATGGACAATTTCCGGCCTGCCCGTGCAGTCGCAGCGCGGCCGCGCCTCCGCATGGTCATCACCCGACCGCGGCGCAAATGAAATTTTCTCTGCCGTTCTCAATAATGCGACGCTGAAGGTCTATAAGACGGAAAAAGTCGCCGGCGTTGAGAAGACGTATCTGGACCCGGCCGCGACGGCGCAGGTCAACGATATCGCCAAGAAGATGAAAATCCGTTTTCGCAACTGGGTATGGGAAAACGCCGGCCGCGCGCACGAGCTCCTGAATATCTACAATTCCACCCGCAATAATATCGTGCCGCGGCGCTTTGACGGTTCGCACCTGACGCTGCCCGGCGTCTCTTTGCGCTTTAAGCTCATGCCGCACCAGAAAAACGCGATCTGGCGCATCATCCAGGACGGCAATACCTATATCGCCCACGCCGTCGGCGCAGGCAAGACGTATGAGATGGTCGCCGCCGGCATGGAAATGAAACGCCTGAGCCTGATTTCCAAACCGCTCTATGTGGTGCCCAACCATATGCTCCAGCAGTTTGCCAACGAGTTTCAGGAACTCTATCCGCTGGCGCATGTGATGGTGGCGGACGAGGAAAACTTCCATACGACGAACCGCCGCCGTTTCATGGCGCAAGCCGCCCTCAATAATCCCGATGCGATTGTGATCACGCATTCCGCTTTCGGTCTGTTAAAAATGAAGCAGGAAAACATCCTGCCGGTGCGCAATGACGTCGTCTCTGAAATGCAAGCCGCACTGGATGATCTCGAAGGCGATAAAAAAGCCAACCGCATCCGCATTAAACAGATGGAGGCGCGCATCGAACAGACCGAACAACGTTTTGAATCCATGATCGCCCAGGGCGACAACGTCATTACGTTTGAAGATATGGGCGTTGATTTTCTGTTTGTGGACGAAGCCCACCAATTCCGCAAGCTGGATTTTACGACCAACCGCCAGGCCAAGGGCGTCGATCCGTCCGGGTCGGTCCGCGCTATGATGCTCTACATTAAAACACAATGGCTGGACCGTCAGAACCCCGGCCGGTCCCACGTATTTGCCTCCGGCACGCCGATTACCAACACGATGGGAGAACTCTACACGGTAATGAAGTTTTTCGACATGGACGGGCTCCGGCGCGACGGCCTGGACTATTTCGATTCCTGGGCCGCGGAATACGGAGACATGAACTCCGCGCCCGAGATGAACGCCGCCGGCCGCTATGAGATTGTCGATCGCTTTTCCCGTTTTGTGAATGTGCCGGAATTGATGAGCCGGGTCCGGTCGTTTATGGACGTTCTGACGTCCTCGCAGCTCGGCGCTTTTGTGAAACGGCCGAAAGTGCGCGGCGGACAGCCGACGATCGTGGTGACGCCGGCATCCCCCGCCCTCAAAAACTACCAGACGAATGTCCTGCTGCCGCGCATTGAGAGCAGCAAGAACTGGAAACCGAGTAAGGAGGAGCCCGGTAACCCCGACCCGCTCATCAATATCATCACGGACGGCCGCCTGGCGTCGATCGATATGCGGTTCGTCGCCCCCGGTTCTCCCAATGATCCGGACAGCAAACTCAATAAGTACATCGACAAGATTATTGAGCATTACAAGGAAACCGCAGGCCATACCTATCTGGACCCGGCCACGGGCCAGAAAAGCCCCGTTCGCGGCGCGGCGCAAATCTGTTTCTACAATCACGGATTCGGGCGCGGTGTGGCCTCCAGCCGCGGATTTGACGCCCGCGCCTGGGCCATGCGCCGCTTCAAGGAGGCGGGCATCCCGGTCGATGAAATCGCCTGGATTGACGATTTCGACACGGCCGCCAAAAAAGAAGCGGTGATGAAAGAGGTCCGCAACGGCCACAAACGCATCCTGATCGGTTCGGCGAAGAAAATGGGCACGGGCATGAATGTGCAAACCAGGCTTTCTCACATGACGTATCTGGATCCGCCCTGGTATCCGTCCGACGTCGAACAGCCGGTCGGCCGCATTCTGCGCCAGGGAAACCAAAACGAAGAAGTCGGCATTTTCTATTTTTCGACCAAGGGCAGCTATGACGCCACCATGTGGCAGATGGTGACGCGCAAGGCCAAATTCATTGAAGACGCTTTGGCCGGCGGCGGCGCCCGCGCCATCGAGGATATTTCCGAGTCGTCGCTTTACGAAATGGCCGCCGCCCTGGCCTCCGGCGATGAGCGCGCCATCCGTCTGGCCGGACTCAGAAACGAGATTGAAGGGCTGGAAAATCTGCGCTCCGCGCACTATCACACGCAGACGAATCTCCAACGTGAAAAACGTCTGTATGAAATCGGCCATCCGGGAAAAAAAGCGTATGTCGCCAAACTGGAAGCGGCGATGCAAAAAGTACCGTTCGATCTGCGATATTTATCCGCTCAGCATCCGATCAAGGCCAAACTCGGCCACCGGGACTATACGGACCGCAAAGCTTTCGCCCAGGATCTCCTGGCGAAGATCGTGGCTCTGCGCAATGCCGGCACGGCAGGCACGACACCGATCGGCCATTTCTTCGGGCTGGAGTTGCGTGTTGTGCAGGCGCAGGGCGGAAACACGGAAGTGTGGGACCGCAGCGGACAGACGGAATTAATCCCCGGAAAGGTGGTCAATCAGCTCCAACTGCGCATTACGGATGATGTGATCTATGACGTCGCCAGCGATATCACGGATACGTCCGACGCGCCGGGCCTCGTGACCCGGCTCACGAACCGCGCTAAAGCCGTGCCTTCCGATCTGGCTCAGGCGAAACAATCACTGGAAGAAACCGAAACGGAACTTAAAAAGATCAACGCCCGTCTCGGCGCGCCTTTTGAGCTGGCGCGTGAACTGGAAGAAAAAATCGCCGAAGCGGCGCAGATTGACGCCGATCTGGTCCGCGAAGGACAGGCCACCGCCGCCGCACAACAACAGCAGCACACTGCGCCGGCGCAAACACCCGATCAGACTCCGCCCGACACTTCCGGGCCGATGCTTTCGCTCGAAGAAACTCCGATATTTTTCTCGCAGATGTCCCGCGTGCTCCAGGCGAAGCTCCCCGGCTCCGGAACGCCCGAACAGTACCGCTCCGCGATTGTCTCCTGGGCCAACAAGGGCGAATTCAAGGCCGACGAGTTGAAATGGTCCGGGCTCACCGACTGGCTGGTGGCGCAAAAAGGGAAGCTCGCCAAACAGCAGGTGCTCGATTATCTGGCGGCCAACGAAGTGCAGCTCCGGGAAGTGCATCTCTCCGACACCCCCTCCGATCCGCAGCTGGACCGTCTGAAAAACGCCTTTGCACAAGCCGAGGAGGGCGTACGGGCTATCGAGCAGGCGCTGGGCGCCCGTCCCTATATGTCCGGTGCGCCTCTGCGCTGGATGTACCGGCCGGACGACGAAGCGCCCCGGAATGTGCCGAAGCAGTATTTCGACACGCTGGACCGCTGGTCGGAAGCAAGACTCGACCTGGATGATTACCAGGCCACCCATGAAGGATTTTTTGAAGAAGATGAGGAAAGCACCGGCCGTACGCAATACTCTAATCAACAACTTCCCGGCGGAAAGAATTACCGGGAACTGCTTTTGACGCTGCCGGAAAAGAAAACCGTCCCCACATTGAAGCACTCTTACCGTTCCGCCCATTGGAACACGCCCAATGTTCTGGCGCATGTGCGCTATAACGACCGGACGGATGCCAACGGGAACCGCGTCTTGTTTCTGGAGGAAGTCCAATCCGACTGGCATCAGGAAGGCAGAAAAAAAGGGTATGCTGACGACAAAATTACCAGGACGCCGCCGACCCGGGACGAAATAGCGCAAGAGATTTATGGTGCGCGATATGCGGACCTGGACACGGTAACGCAAAGCGCCGTCGATGGAGAACTTGACGCCAGAATTCATGGCACCGGCGGCGCCGCGCCTGCGACCAGCGGCATCAGTTACGTTCCGCCTGCGCCGTTTGCCAAGACCTGGCATGAGCTGGCCATGAAGCGGATGCTGCGCTATGCGGCTGAAAACGGCTACGACAAGGTGGCTTGGACCACGGGCGAACAGCAGAACGAGCGATACAATTTGAGTAAGCATATCGAGAGTATTGGTTACCACAAAAGGGGCGATTTGTTCGCGCTCACCGTTTGGGATAAAAAAGGCAAGGCTATATACCAAAATCAATCAACCACGAAGCAAGAGGTTGAGAACACCATCGGCAAAGAAATGTTGCAAAAGATGGAAGCCAATGTCGGACGCCGGGAAAATGGGAATTTTTACATTGAAGGTCTCGACCTGAAAGTCGGCGGCGAAGGAATGAAGGGCTTTTACGATACGATCCTGCCCGCCTTCGTGAATAAGTATGCGAAAAAGTGGGGGGCGAAAGTCGGTACAGCGGATATCCGGACGGAAGCATTAAACAGGACGCCTGGAGCAGCTAAAGCTGATACGGTATCCGTGCACGCGATCGACGTCACGCCCGCGATGAAAGAGTCCGTCCTGACCGGGCAGCCGATGTTTTCGCGCCAGGATAAAACAGCCCACCGGCGCCCCCATCGTCTGGGCGACGTGGAGCTGGATGAGATGGTGCAGCAGCTCGCGGCGCTGCTCAAGGGCGTGAAAATTGTCAAACACGGAAACGAAATCCGGCTCAAAACCCGATCCGGTGAGGAAGTCCGGATCGAATCCGCCGAGCAGATCGATCCGGACACCATCGCGCTGGCCATCAAGAAGCATTATTCGCAGGATAAGAAGCAGACGCCGCAATCCGGCGCAGGCGTGGCCGGTATGTATTCGGCGGGCAAGATCACGCTGGTGGAGGATGTGGCGGGCATCTGGACGCTGTCCCATGAGTTTTATCATTTCCTCGAAGACATCGGCGCGATATCCAACGCCGACAAGGCAACGCTGAACCGCAAAATTGCATATCTCGTCACGTCTCAACCCGAAACCTATGGCTATCTGCAGGAGCGGTCGCTCCCCGAACAGCGGGCCGATTACGTGGGCCGCACGCTCACGGGCATGTATGACGCGACGACGCCGACCGGCACGATCCTGGCGCGCATCCGCGAAGTCATCGACCGCATTCTCAACGCGCTCGGCATCCGGACGGCCCGCGGCATCCTGCGCGATATTGAAACCGGGAAGATTTATAAGGACCAAGGGGAAAGGAACAAGGGGCAAGAGAAAGGGAAAACTCCCCTCCTCCGGCAGGATATTGACAACATCCGGGAACGGGCTTATACTTATGGTGAAGGAGGTAAGCATGAGACATCTGTATCCGATTCCGGATTCGACGGAGAAGGTAGCCGGCAGTATCCCGGACGAGACGCCGCCTTACGGTTCCAGCCGACCGTCGTCGGCCGCGAAAAGAAAGGCTCCATCCCGGCCGCAGGACGCATCGTCCGAACACCACACGACGCCGCGAAAATCGCAGCAACGTATCTAAACAAGTATCCAGATGAACACATGATTTCCCTTGTCCTTGATGCCAAGGGCAAGGTCATCTCCGTGTATCATCACACCAGCGGCCTGCCCGGAAACTCCCAGGCATCGATGCCGATTCTCGCCGGCGAAGCCATGAATACCCCCGGCGCGTCATCTATTATTGTTGCCCATAACCATCCGTCCCAAAACGCTGAATTTTCGCCAGAAGACCGTGCATTTGCCCGCCAACTGAACAACTTATTGACCGGCTCCGGCGTGACCATGCGGGATTTTCTGGCAGTTGCACAGAAACAATATTCTTCTTACAGCGAAAATATGCTCGTTTATGTCGACGACAGCGTTGACATAAACAGCGCCAGATCAGGAGTAAAAATCCCTATTGTTGGCCGAATCTTTGAATCGGTACGCTCTCCCCTCCTCAAGGTTTCGTCCGCCGAGGATGCCTTGCCGCTGGCGCAGCAGTATATCCCCGACGGTGGAACATTGATATTGGATGGCCAAAACGCCCTTGCCGGTTTTTCCACTATTCAGAACTATGGACGAATTCGCGGCGACGCGCAGCGGGCTATTTTGCAGGATATCGAAAAACGAAACGGCCGCGCCATGATCGTCTATTCCCCCGGTCGTATCGTCGGCACAGCCGAATCTTTTAATCTCGGGAAGTTTATTGCTGCAACCGGCGGCCAGGTCCGCCTGTTAGATATTATTGATTCGTCCGGCTCTCACGCGGACAATGGGGATATGCCCGCGATTCCCACGGCAGATTCCAGCTTGTTTTTGTCCGTTGCCGAAGATGTCACCGAAAAAGCGGCAGACGCCGTCGGGCGCAAAGTCTCCCGCGCGGTCGATCTGATCACGGGGCGCGTATCTCCCGAAAAACGGGAGACGCTTTCCGCCCTGCGCAAAAGCTGGGCGGAATTCTGGCGGCCGTTTTCGACGGTGACAAACGGCGAGGAGGTCCTGGCCCGCCGCTATGAATCGATGGGCAATGTGGCCAAGGCGGTGCGGTTTATCGAGACGATGAAGGCGGAACTGGATCAGTTCCCGCCGGAAACGAAGAAAGATATTTTCTGGTATCTGAACGGCGACATTCCGCTGACCGTCCTGCCGGAAGACGCCCAGACTTTTGCGAAAAATATTCATCGCCGGACGGAAATTATCGGTGAAATGCTGGTGGACCGCGGGCTCCTGACGGAAGAAACCTTTGAGGCACACAAAGGCACGTACGTTCACTACCTTTACGCCAAGCATATCGTGGGCGAAGATGCGCCCGTGGGCATTACGTCGTCGGGCAAGCTGGATCTGTCCTACACGCTCCGGCGCAATCCCGATCTGACGATGCAGCAACGCAAGGAGCTGGGCCTGATCGACGATGCTTCCGTCGCCGTGCCGGTGGGCATGGGCAAGGCGCTCACGGATATTGCGAAGTTCGATTACCTGGAGACGATCGCGGAAAATCCCGACTGGGTCTGGCAGCCGTCCGTGGTGCGTGTGGCCGTGGGCAAAAAGCTCAAGACGCCGGTGATGGGCCGGACGCGGCGCTATGTGATGATGGGCATCGGCAAACTCCAGGAACAGGTCCGCACGTATGACGAGATGATGCGGACGCGGCCGACTACCGAAGTGGCGGAGATCCACAAAATCCTCACGGACGCCTGGCAAAAAGAGCAGGCCAAGACGCAAAACGCGCCCGCCGACTTCGTGCAGCTGCCCAACACGCGCGGCTACGGGCCGCTCGCGGGCGCCTTCGTCAAAAAGCCGATCGCGGACGATCTGCGCCCGGTGATGGATGTCAATACGGACCGCGGCAAACTGCTCAACACGGTTCTGGAAATCGAACGCCAGGGCATGGCGGCGTTCAAGATGGGGAAAGTCGCGCTCAATATTCCGACGGCCTGCCGTAATATCGTGTCCAACATCATTCAGAACAACATGCGCGGCCGCGCGCTGGCGAAGATCCCCGGCGATATCGTGGCCGCCTGCCAGTCGATGAAAGCCAGGGACGCTCATTATGAAGAGGCGTTCGGCATGGGGCTGTTCCATACGAATTGGTTCGTGACGGAAATCAACGATGTGCTCCAGGAATTCCGCAAGATCGAGTCCGGCCGGATCGATCAAATCCTGTCTGCGGTGAAAAACGTGGCGAAGTATTACGGCCGGATTGACGATATCAGCAAGTTTGCGATCTTTCTGCAGATGCGCAAAGCCGGCGCTCCGATCGACAAGGCCGCGATCGAAGCCATGAAATGGGGAATGGACTATTCGCTCACGTCGCGCTCGATCAAGGGGCTGCGCCAGACGATCATGCCGTTTGCGACGTACCAGTATAAGATCGCTCCGCTCATCGCCGAATCGCTGCGCAAGCGGCCCTGGGTGCTCGCCAAGTTCGCGCTGATTTATCCGGCGGCCAAGCTCGCGGCGATGGCGCTGCACGATCTGGACGACGATGACTGGGAGGACCTGGAAAAACAGCTGCCGGCCTATATCAAGAAGTCCGGCTCGATGATGATTCTGCCCTGGAAGACGGATCAGGATCAATGGCAGTGGGTGAATCTGGAGTATTATTTCCCGTTCGGCAATATGCTGGCGATTTTCCGCGATGCCAAGGCGCTGGATTCCGGCGAGGCGCTGCGCGATCTGGGCATTTCCAATCCGTTTCTATCCATGTTCTACACCGGGCTTTCGGCCCGCGAGGATTCTCCGCCCTTGCATGCGTATTCCGGCATTCCGATTTACAATGAGCTCGATCCGGGATGGATGAAGGCGGCAAAATATCTGGAGTACATGGCCAATACGTGGCTGCCCGGCATGCTCACGCGCCAGGGCGCCCTGGGCTACACGGGCAAAGCGATTGCCGGCGGCGAGGACCGCTGGGGCCGCGAGGTGTCGTTCGGCCAGGCGCTCGGCCGCTGGTTCGGTTTCAATATTGTCTCGGTGTCGCCCGAGCAGTCCCGCGCGCAGGTGGCGGTGAAGATCCAGGATCTGCACAAGGAGATGGCCCGGATCGAGGCCGATCCGTCCCGCAGCGACGAAGCTAAGGCGGAATACCGCGCCCGGATGAATGAAGAGTTGTCGCAGATGGCCGAGCAGGCGCCGGCCGCCGTGCTGCCGATCACGAAGGCCAAGGGGCCCGATCCGGTTTATGACGCGCTGCGCACCATGGCCGCCCGCGGCATTCTGCACACCGGTCCGCCGTCGCGGACGCTGGAGATCGGCGGCATTCCGCGAAAAATGACGCTGGAGCAGTACCGGGAATATCTGGACCGCTCAAGCGATATCGCGCGGCGCAAACTGGCTGCGCTGGTGACGTCGCCGTCGTGGGAGACGATGACGGATGAACGAAAAACGCAGGTGGTCTCCGGCATTGTCGCCAACGCCCGCAAGGCGATCCGGCAAAAAATAAAGGCGCAGCTGGCCCGCGAATTCCGCGGACAACAGTTCCGGCCGCAAAATAGCGAAAAAAGGAGTTGATTTGGAGTTTTTTTTTACGCTATAATATTTCAACAATTAGATGATGTTCCGGATTGATCACCCGGATAACCCAACCCAAAACCCGGACGGCACCGCAGCCGCCCGGGTTTTTTGATTAACCGAACCCAGGGAGGTCAATATGATTAACGCCCGCACCATTCATTTTCCGTTCGACGGCGACGATCTGCAAACCGCCGTCGCCTACGACGCCAGCAAGCGGCCCGAATATGTCGGCCGCGCTCCCGCCGGTGTCGCGACCAGTGTCGCGCAGTGGCAAATCCGCAAGATCGCGTATAACGCCGACTCTCAGGTCGTATCCGTCAAGTTCGCAGCCGGCGCCAACGATTATAACCAAATATGGGATAACCGATCCCTGCTGACGTACGCATAAAGGAGGGCCCAGCCATGAAGGTTTTTGCGAATATTCTGGCGCTCTATGCGCAGATCTGCGGAGGGTCGATCAATAATACGCCGATCGGCAATGTCACCCCGGCCCCGGCCGCTTTTTCGTCTCTGTCCATTCCCGCGGGCACGCCGGTTAATGCCGTCGCCGCAACGGGAACGCTGACGGCGGACGCCAATCCGTCTCCCGCCGCCCAGGCGAGCGGCATTCTGACGTCCAATGAGTCCCTGGTCGCCGACGGCGCAACGGTGACGATCGGCACGACGGTTTATACGTTTAAGACGGCGTTGTCCGCCGAGCCGTCGGTCGCCTATGAGGTCCTGATCGGCGAAAATTACAGCGCGCAACTGGCCAATCTGGCCGCGGCCATCAACGGCGGCGCAGGCGCAGGCGTTACGTACGGCACGGGCACGGCCGCGCATCCGGATGTGCAGTCCTCCGAACCGTTCAACGCCGCCATCACGATCACGGCAAAGGTCGCCGGCGACGCGGGAAACCTGATCGCCAAGGATACCGACAGCGGCAATCTGGATTGGGACGGCACCGGCGATTTTCTGACGGGCGGACTGGATACGGAAACGGTGACGATCGGTGCGAAGACGTATGCGTTTGTCGCGGCGCTCACGCCCGCAGAAGGCGAGGTGCTGATCGGCGAAACGCTGGAAGCCACGCTCACGAATCTGAAAAACGCGATCAATCACACGGGCACGCCGGACACGGATTACAGCTGCGCCGAGGCTCACCCGTCTGTCTCCGCGACGGCCGACGCAACACACCTGGTCGCCACGGCAAAGGTGAAAGGCGCGGCCGGCAATGCGATCGCGACAAGCGACGCCGAGGCGGGCGAAGAAACGCATATGGCGTGGGCGGCGGAAACGCTGGAAGACGGCATCGACGGCACGGCCGCGCCCGCCCGGGCGATCTGCGCGGATAACAGTTACATCTACTATTGCATCGCAGCCAATACGGTCGCGGACGCAAACTGGAGACGGATCAGCATCGGCACGGTCTATTAACGGAGGCGCCCCATGAACGGCATCACGCGCGATACTTTTGCGAGCATGAACACGGACAGCAAGCTCATGGTGCTGTACGATCTGGTGCAGGAAAATCATCAGTGCTCCTGTGAGATTCAAAAACAGCTGCAGTTTAAAAAGAAAGTGGATTGGTCATTGTCCGCCGCGCTGGGTCTGATCGGCGGAATGATTTCCGGGGCCGGCATCCGGATTATCAAGTAATAAGGAGGAAGAAGATGGAAGCCATTATCGGCGGCCTGATCGGCGGCATTTTCCGCGTCATCCCGGAGTTGATCAAACTGTTTGACGCCAAAAGCGAACGCAAGCACGAACTCGACATGCAGGATAAGGCGCTGGAGTTCCAGAAGCTCACGGGATCTCAGAAGCTGAACGAGATTACCGCGCAGGGGCAAGTGGAATGGGATAAGCGCGCGCTCGATGCGCTGAAAGGCGCGATCGAGGGCCAGGATAAACCGAGCGGCGTAGCCTGGATCGACGGCCTCAGCAAGCTGATGCGGCCGGTCATCACGCTGCAATGGGTGATTATTTTGTATCCCGCGGTGATCGTATCGCAGATTATTTTGCTGGTCGTGAGCGGAACTCCCGCCCCCGAGGCGGTGATCCGGATTTTCGGGACGGAGGAAAAGGCCATTACGGCGGGCATTCTGAATTTCTGGTTTTTGGGCCGCGTTTTTGATCATGTGAGACGATGAGTATTCTGGATCGCGCAAAAATACTGTGCAAGCGCCTGGCCCGCGCCTTCGAAGGCCTGGCGCTTGCCGTTTATTTCTGTCCCGCGAAAAAACCGACGATCGGTTACGGGCATGTCTGTGCGCCGGATCATCCGCCGATCACGGCGGCCCAGGCAGAGGTCTATCTCGACGTGGATGTGATGGTCGCGCTGGCCGGCGCACTGAAATACTGCCCCGGTCTGGCCAGGCATCCGGCAAAACTCGGCGCGATTGCGGACTTCTGCTTGAACCTCGGCGTCGGCAGGCTCCAGACGTCCACGCTCCGCCGGCGCATCAACCAGGGCGACTGGGAAGCAGCGCGCCGGGAACTCGCCAGATGGGTGTATGGCGGCGGTCGCGTGCTGCCGGGACTGGTCCGCCGGCGGGCGGCCGAAGCAAAGTTGTTCGGGGAATGATTATTCCGGCAAAATCAGGGCGATTTTTTGCTGCAATGCTTTAGCGCCGAATGATCCGTCGAAATCGGCGCGTATCAGGTTTCCACTCACCCGGTATTCGACAACGCGCCCTAGTCGATACCGGTATGTGCTCCCAGGCTCCCGGTCTCCGATAACCTCCGGACCGCCTCCTTCAATTCTTTCAATTCGTTTTTCAGGGATTCGCTGCTTTGTTTTAACTCGCTGATTTTATTATCTTGTTCCTGCTTATCCTCAAAACGATCCAATGATAATGAGAAGGCTTCCAGGTTCGAGAGTAGAGCTTTGGCCGTTTTTTTGTCCGGGGATTCAATGATGCGTTTGACGGTGCGGCACGCTTCCTGCGTCTCCACCGCCCACGATTCCATTTCCCCGGTTTTGTTTTTTTCGTCCGTCAACAGCCGGTCAAGTGATACATTGTAAATTCTGTGTAATTCCAGCATCTGCGCGCCATCCGGCAGGTTGTTGCCCAGACACCACCGCCGCACAGTTTCGTACGAGCATCCTATTTTGCGAGCAAATTCTTCTTTACTACCCCCTTCCCTTTCATCAATCAACATATTGATTTTAGAGGCAAATTGCAAGTATTCTACTTTGGGAGTAATTTTTCTTGACATTGTACTACTTTGTGTGTTATTTGCTACCCCGTCATACAAAATAAACATTGTAAGGAGTGTCACTGGTCATGACGGCTCCACCCGAAATCACCACCTACTACCATTCGCTGCGCCGCGCGGTCCTCCATCTGCTCGTTGATCTGGACCTGGCCGGTCCCAAATTCAGCAACCTTCCGAAACTCGCCGCCGAACTTTCGGAATATTCCGGGCGGCGCATTTCCCGCGCGTCGCTGTCGCTGGCCCTTTCCGGCGGCCGCCAAGGGAAGAAATACGTCGAGTATCTGGCAACGTTGCAATGGATGCTCAGGCGTCAAGGCACGTCCATCCCTGTTTCAAATAACACAATTTGCGAAAAACAACAAGAAAAGGAGGCTCATGATGATGTCGTCAAACGATGAAGTCTATTTGTCGGTGGAAACAGATCCTCTGAATGAGCAGTATGCGCTGCGCATTCCCACAGTGACAAAACGAAAACTGGATAAGCTCAGCCGGGCGCAAAAAAAAGCGCTGAACGAGCAACTGCTGATCACGATCGCCCGAGCCATCCACGAATCCGAATTCACACCGTCCGAATATCTGAAGGAGGAATGACGTGCGGGAAGTGATCACTCAGTCCGACGACAAGAAAACAACCGTGGCGATCAAGTCGCCATGGCTCTCGTCGTCGGAGGCGTGCGTTTACCTGGGCATCGCCCGCGCTGAGTTTTATGCGTCGGTCGCCAATGCGGTCCCTTTTCGGAAGGTCGGCCGCCGTCGGCTTTACAACTGTCACGATCTTGATGATTTCGGCAAGGAGGAAAAATATGAGCGCATCCGATGATGACGATATCACGTTGGCCGCCAAGGCTATGGCGCAGGCCGCACTGGCCGCGTTTGTGCTCTTCCTGGTGGTGCTGATCTGCCAACTGGCCGCGCCGACAACACGGCCGGCCCAGAACGCCGCCTCGTCGCGCAACGAACAAACATTCGCCGCGCTTTCCGCCCGGCATGGCAGGGACGCGGCCCGGCAGGTGGTCTATGAGCGCGATGGGCGCCGCTTCTATTATCCGACCGCACAATCCGGCGAGGAGGAAATACCATGAGGGACAGACCTGCGTCTTACGCCAAAGATAATGTGCCGGTCCCGCCCGGCATGTTCGTCGTGACAAAATTCGTCACGAGCCCGGACGCGCTCGCAGACTGGCGGGCGCACTTCACGCGCAAAGGGATCGCGACGGCGATCGTCGCGACGAAAAGCGGCAAGTATGTCTTGTGCCGGGCAGGCACGGAAGCAAACCATGACCGACTGGAACGGCAAATCTATCAGTCGGCAAAAACCAAAAGGAGGGCGGCCGCATGCTCGGGCTAATCGTCAAGATCACGAACCCGCGCGCCTCCCGCGCCGGGTCCTATCATCAGTTGGTGATTTTCAAGGACATGCTCACAGGACAATATCTGCCGATGTGTCTGCCGCACTCGGCCGACATTCTCAAACACTGGGACGGCGCACTGCAACGCGGCGCGGTCCTCGATGATCTCAATGTGGTGCTTCGCGGCAAAACGCCGATGGTGGACGCAAAATCACGCCCGCACCTGGTGACGCATATCGATCTGCATAACAGGCGCTGTAACGCCTGATTGACCGCGGCCTGGCCAGCGGCAGGGAAACGATTCATCCCAACGAGAAAGGAGTTACTGAAAACACTGCATACACATGCCCGTTATGATCGCCGGTCCGCTGGCCGGCGCTGTAACGGATGAATCATCAAAGGGAGGTTAAAAAGATGGGAAAAGAATGTTCATTACCCGTACCTTGGAAATTGGATTTTGACGACACCGGTCTGCCGCGCGCCATCAAGGACGCCGATGGGGAGCACATTGGGTACTGCCTGCTGCGCGACGCCCGATACCAGAAGGCGCTGTTTCTCTACGGCTCGGGCGCGAACGGCAAATCCACGTTCCTGGATGTGCTGTGCGCGATGGTGGGCGAGGAAAACACGTCGTCTACTTTTACCTGACGCTGAGTTGTCTTCTGCTTCGTTCGGCGACGTGTTTCTTTGGGAGCTTTTGCAGGCTGCGCCGGAAAGGCGGTTGATCGATGCCGCCATTGCTCTGGCGGAACTCAAATAGACGACTCCGGCTGAATCACGAGAAAGGGAGGTTGTTGATATGACTGAGGCATCCATTATCGGCATCAATGATGCCGGAAGCACGGACATACGCGATAAGAGCGGCCAGGCTTACCGCGTGGGCCTGCTCGTCTTTTTTGTGTCGATCAACGAGGCTGCGCCGGTCCCGGTGACGGCCTATTATCCGCTTTGCTACCAGGATAGTGTTTTTAAGATGCTGAACCGCATTACGTTCGTGCAGCCGCAAAAGCCCGGCGACACGTCGGAGACGGAGCAGATCCAGATCCGGCATAATCCAGGGCTGAAAGTACGGTCATGACGGCTACTGCTATTTCTCTGTACTCCACTTTTTTCCATCCCGGCGAGGTGGTCGAGCTGCGCGCCATGGGGCTGCGCGGTAAAAATTCCGCCTGGTCGGGATTCGCCGGCGGCAAGGCGGGTATTGTCGCCGGATATTTCGACGACGCCGATAAGTTCCAGGCCGCCGCCCTGGCGCTCGATCGCTCCGGCGCCCGCGGCGTCTATTTCACGGCCAATCCCGTGCACCCCGCGCTCCTGGCCCGCGCGGCCAACCGACTCACCTGCCCGTCCGACGGCGAAATCACGAACGATCTCCATACGGCCTGCCTGCGCTGGTTCCTGGTCGACCTGGACGCGCCCATGCTGGACGGCTCCCGCCGCCCGAAGGGCATTTCGGCGTCGAACGAGGAAATGCAGTTGTGCATGGCCCGCGCGGAAGAGGTTGCCCGTTACCTGGAAGGCGAGCACGGTTTCGCGCGCGCGCTCCGCGGCATGAGCGGCAACGGGTATCATCTGAATTACCGCCTGCCGGATTTGCCCAACGACGACGAGCACCGATTCCTGATCCGGGACGCGATGGCGGCGCTGGCGGAGAAATTCGGCCCCGTCACGATCGATGTTTCGGTGGTCAACCCGTCGCGGATATGGAAATTCTACGGCACAACCGCGCGCAAGGGGGACTCGACCGCGGACCGGCCGCACCGCGTGGCGTATCTGTACCCGAATCAACCTGCTGTACTGGATGATATACCCAGCACGGATATCGAGACGTTTCGAAAATTCGCGTCGCTTACCGCCGCAGCGGAATCAGCGACGCATGCCGCCGGCTCCGCCCGCCAGGACCAACCTCCTCCTGCGCAGGCGTCGCAGTCGGCGGCACCTTCTCCTGTCGCCAAAACCACACGGATGAAACCCAATGAACTGGGTCCGCTCGACATGGAAAAATATCTGTCCCATTTCGGCGTTAAACACTCGGTCAAGGAAATCACTCATTCGAAGTACGGGCCGGCGACGGCGTACGTGCTCAATCAATGTCTGTTTAACGCCGATCACACGGACGGCGAAGCGGCCATTATTGTTCCCCATAATGGTGCGTTCAAGTATCAATGTTTTCATGCGTCGTGCAAGGGGAAGACCTGGAAGGACGCTAAATCGACAATTTCGGGCGGAAAAAATCTGGCGGAATTCTGCCGCGGCTACGATCCCGCCTGGACACCGCCCAAGGACACCGGCACGGGCATGATGGCGGCGCTGCCGACGCCGATGACGAATGCGACGGCGCTCCAAAACGGTCTGGGCTCGCCTACCCCTGTGCCCCAGCCGACGGAAGTGGACCCGACGGAATTCTACGAGCGCCGCGGGAAACGTCCGGCGTTCGTGCCTCTGTATCTGGCGAAATATCTTGCCGCGTATCTGCATCCGATTTGCTCCACTAACGGCGTGTTTTATCATTATTCGAACGGACTCTGGAAGGAGTTTCCCAAGACGCAGATCGCGCAGATCTGCGTACACGCGATGCGCGAACACATCCAGGCGGCCTGGATCGACAATACGTTTAAAATCCTCGCCGGGCTCTGCAATCGGGAAGAGGCGGAATGGCCGGATAACCCCCACGTTGTCAATGTCAAAAACTGCATGCTGGATATGGTCACGCGCGAAGTGTTCCCGCACGATCCAAAATGGGGCAGCCGCACGCAGCTGCCGGTGGAGTATCACCCGGAGTTGGACTGGTCGCCCCGCTTTATTCAATTTCTGGAGGATATTTTCCCCGAAGACGCCAAAAGCGAAAAAAAGTTTATGCTCATGCAGTTCTTCGGGTACTGCCTGCTGCGCGACGCCCGATATCAGAAGGCGTTATTTCTCTACGGCTCGGGCGCGAACGGCAAATCCACGGTCCTGGATGTGCTGTGCGCGATGGTGGGCGAGGAAAACACGTCGTCGCTCACGCTCACGGACCTGGCCAAGCAATTCCGCGCGCATTTTCTCCAAAATAAGCTGGTCAATATTTCAACAGAAACGGAAACCCGCGATCCGCTGACGACGTCGACGTTCAAGGCGGTCGTGGACGGCTCGCCGATTACCGCTGAACGGAAATACGGAGAGGCGTATCAGTACCGGTCTTTCGCAAAGTGGATTGTGGCGATGAATGACCCGCCGGTGATTCCCGACAAATCTCACGGTTTCGGCCGCCGTGTGATTGTTCTCGATTTCAACCGCCGGTTCGAGGAACACGAGATTAAGGACCGGATGGCGGAGTACCTCATCGAGGAGCTGTCCGGCGTGTTCAACTGGGCGCTCGACGGCCTCAAAATGCTCCTGGCCAACAAGGGGTTTAAGCTGGGGTCGCTGGTGCGCCGAGACACGGACAAGCTGATGGAACGGATGAATCCGCTGATTTCGTTCGTCAAAGATTGCTGCGAGATCAATGACAACGCCGATCTGGACTGGTACGAGCACGTCAAACCCATGTGGCTCGCCTACACGGAATGGTGCACGGAAGGCCACAACCGCGCGATGGGCCGGAATAATTTCTACGAGCAACTGCAATCGACGTTTTTAAGAATCAAGAAGGACCGAAAGACGATGAAGGATGGAAGTCAACCCTATGTTTTAAAGGGCATCCGGCTGACGGACGCCGGCCGCGAATACGCGGAACGCGGGCAACAACGCCTGGACCGCGGCCGCGAGAAAAAATACTGATCCGATCGAGAGGAAATGATGAGCAAAAAAAGTGAAGTTAAAAACGGTTCGTTCGTGCAGTTTCTCAATGACTGCTGCATATTAGTCAGTAGAGATCAAAAGCATTCTTTTTACCGTGAAATATCCGCAGCTTATTTCTTATGGTGTGACACACATTCCGTCACAAGCCGCCTATGTCCTGCCATGCTCCGGGCCAAAATGGAAGAATATCCTTATCTGCGCCTGAATGAGACGGGATGGAAATATGCGGATCGCCTGCTGCACCTTTCCCGTATCAAAGTATTCGGGCATCACTATCAGCATATCCAGGACGACCAACTGACAATGGCCGCAGGCACGCCCGGACAGATTTGCTCACGACTGCACTGGATCAAAACCGACCCAACCGCACCCCGAACACGACAGGAAGAGGCGCTGCTGCATGAGATCTTCGAGGCGCTGCGCTATCATCTGAATCTGGAAGAAGTCATCAGCCACCAGGTCATGTCGTCACTTAGTGAAGGTTTGTTTGCCGTAATGAAGGACAATCCAGCATACTTTACTATCCGCATCCCGCCGTTGCCCGCGCCGACCGAACTGGGCGGAAGCGATATACCGTTTTGAAAGGAGAGGAAGATGATGAAGGATGGAAGTCATCCCCATGTTTTCAAAAAGCGGCCGCTCAATATGGACCGGTCGCGTTAAAAAAAAGCTGATGCCGCTCAGTTGCGTGCACGATTATCCGCGATTATAGGCAGTGGCAAGGCCTGTAAAATACTGAAACCAAAGGAGATAAAAATGAAAAATCTGAAAATCGAAAGAAAATGGCCGGATGATGTCATGATGATTCCGGTGGCCAACGGGATATTTGACGCAGAAAATAGGACCTTCACAGAATGTCAGCATGACCCGGAAACGGATTATTATATCCCTGTAAGCTACAAATTATCCGCCGGTGCCATCATGGTGGATGACTGGATCACTTTTCTGGATGAGGTTTTGCCTCACCAGCAACACCAGGACCTGCTGCAAAAGATGTTCGGGTATTGCCTGTTACGCGACAATCGTTTTTCCCGCGCTTTTTATCTGTGCGGACCCGGAAACGGGAAATCGACCATCATCAATGTATTAATTCACATACTCGGCCATGAGAATGTTACGGCACTCAACACACAGCAACTACTACATAGTTCGTTTCGCCGGGCGATGCTACATAATCGGCTGGTTAATGTTTACGGTCAGGACGAGCTGTTCATTACCACCACAGGTAAACCTATGGGAACCCTCGGAATCTTCAAGGCAATGGTGCAAGGTGATATCTGTACGGCTAAACACAAATATGGCAACACCTTCCAGTTTGTTCCCTTTGCAAAATGGGTAGGGAGCGGTTCCGAGATCCCGCGCATGATGGAAAATACAAGCATCGGGAGAAGAATGCAGATGATCGCTTTTAACGAGATTATCCCGCCGGAAAAAATACAGATGAATTACCACCACGTCCTGCTTCGGTCCGCGCCCGCGATTCTTTCCTGGGCGCTCGATGGTTTAGGCATGTTGATTGTAGATCAAGGATTTTAATAAAATAATTTCTGAAAAGGAGAATAATAATCATGTCCGAAGTCACGAACTCGAATGCCCGCGATCCGATTATCCACATTATTCACCATGATGACCCCGACGGAATCTGCGCCGCCGCCATTGTTTTATTGGCTCTGAACAGCCACCCTTCCGGAAATTCGCCGCGGTTCATGTTATATCCGGTCAACTATAACCACCCGGTCGACGTTTCCCGGATGGCCGATGGCGATAGGGTGGTGATTGTCGATTTTTCGTACCCGCCTGCGGAAATGGCGAAGATTGAAGCGATCATCATGCCGCAAAGTATTTACTGGATTGATCACCACAAGACGGCAGAAGCCTATGGTTATCAGTACAAGGGCCTGCGCGATTTTTCCGACAAAGGGCAGTCAGGCTGCGAGCTGGCCTGGGCGTATTTTTTCCCGAACAGACCGTTTCCGCTCGCGGTGCGACTCATCGGCGATTATGATTCCTGGCGGCTTTCGCTGACCGAATCCAAATGCTTCCACGAGGGGATCAAGATGCTCTGCCCTACTCCCAGGGCTGAGTTGTGGCATGAATTGCTGTACAAGAATTCCTCCGGCGCCCGAAGCTATGTCCAAAATGTCGGTTCCTACGCCATGCAGTACCGCGACGCCTACTGCGCCCGGATGCGTCAGTCGCACGGGTATCCGACCACGCTGGCCGGTCATCCGGCGTACGCGCTCAATGTGTACGGTTTCGGCTCGCAGGCTTTCGGCGATCTGTTTACCTGTTTTCCTCTCGTCATTGCCTATGTGCACGACGGCCGGCGCTTCACGTGCTCGCTCTATTCGGAGACGGTCGACGTAGGGGCTATCGCTAAAAAACTGGGCGGCGGCGGACATAAAGGTGCGGCGGGCTTTGTCTGCGATGTGCTGCCGTTCAAACCCGAAGCTCTGTTTGCAGCAGGAGTCACAGAATGAGCGAGAATAAAGGATTCGACTGGAAAACATTGATTGCAGGCAATGTTACGAATACCCCACATCTGATGTATGGCACGTTCCTGTTATTTCTGGCCGCCTGCCGAGATGCAAAAACGGCAATCATCCTCGGAGATGATTACGTCATCATGGATGCCCGTTCGTACACGGATCTGTGCGCTAAGGTGGACCAGACCCAGAGCCTGCTGGAAGCACAACGCGCCCAGGCGGTACCAACTCCTGATCTTTCCTTCATCAGGAGGAACGCTGGGCCAGGAAAAGGCGTCCGCCCCTTTGATTATCTCATCGACTTGTCTGCCCGCGGGCAGGAGTGGGTGCGCTTTTGCGAGCGCGTGCTCGATCACATTGAAGGTTATACCGTCCCGCAATATGGCGACCTGCCGAATGATCAGATTTCGTCCTGGTCGGTCGATGACGTTATGCAGGCGATCCGGAAACGCACGCACCGCCACGGCAAAAACAGCCGCGGACCCGACGAGGATCTGCGCGATTGCCTGAAAATAGCTCACGAGGCGTGTATCGCGTATTTCAAGATTGTGCAGCAACAAGGGAGGAAAAAATAATCATGTCAAAAACAAGGTCGGCGCGTAAGCAGAACCGCAGGGACTTGATTTTCGCCGGAAAAAAGACTTTTTTTACTGGACAGAGAACCAGCGCGGCCCGGCAGGAAAAAAATCGCATCATGTCCGAGCAAGGGCTGAAAACCGGAAAGCAGTACCGCCGATGGGTGAAAGATCACCGGAGGATAATCACATGAATATTGAACAGGCCTATGCGCTCATCTGGGCGGAACTGGTGGCCGCGGAAAAAAAGCATCCCGGATGGCCGACCGATCTGATTCACGCTGACGGCATTGCTCCAAGATGGGCGAAAACGTGGACGGGTATATTATCGGCCTAAAACGTTACGCACTGGAAAACGGTATTGATATTAGTGGCAGCATCTACCTGAGTCGATGATGCCCAACGCCGAGGTAAGCCGGAGGTGCGTAGCACCGATCGGCTTGAGCGCCATTGTTGGGCGCTTGTGTAAAACAAATTAACAAGAAAGGATATAATAATGCAACGAATAGAAAAATTAGATTCGTGGGATTTTCCAGATACAAGACCTTTGCGCGACGGATATGATGTTAAAACTGTTCCTGATATGAGCGCGGCAAATATTTTAGTTCTTATGGATAAGATAAACGAAATCATAGATACGGTAAACCAGTTATTGCCGCCGGGTTAATAAGCCCAACTGAAAAACTATTTTGCGTAGCAATTATTAAAAACTGTTCATCGTACCAACGCCGGAGCTGAGGCGGAGCGCGTAAGCGCGATCGGCTCTAGCGTTTTGTTAAGTGGTTTTTAATTTTTATTAAACGGAGGGCAGGATGACAAAAGAAGAAGCAATAAGTCTGTATGACTCTAAATTCTGGGAAGCAATGACGTATGCAGAAAGGGCAAAATTCCAGATGTTTGAACCTCTGCTTTGTATGCCTTTTGATATTTTCCATGAAGCAGTAGAAAAAACACTTGGTCGCCCGGTATGGACTCATGAGTTTGTGGGAGATAATCTTAAAAAAGAATTGCTTGGTCAATCTCCTGCTCCTTCAATGGAAGATATTATTAATATGATACCGGAAGACAAGCGCATGATTGTTGTTCACACTTAACGCAAAAATCACCCGGAGCGCAGCGATCGGGTGGATTGCCCTTGTTGGGCTTTCTATGTCTGCGCAGAAAGTTTATAAGCAATGCATACCATATCTACTGGTGATCCATCTACCCTCGGAACATATAAAAAGCTTGCTACTATTTTCGGAGAAAAGGCCGTCAAATTTATACAGGATAAAATTGACGAATCCCCTGACGGAGAAAACGAAGAAGTGATTGCAGATGAACGGCAGATGATGTTTTTGCTCATGTCGATGATGTAATTTTGTATGCCCAACGCCGGAGATAAGCCGGAGCGGCACATAGTGCCGCGATCAGCTTGAGCGACTTTGTTATCTGATTTTTTAATTTAGTGGCGAGAGGATTATCAAAGCAAATGCCAGGAATAAAGGAAACACTGATCCTCAATCTTTATTCCCGCCGACAGAAAGGGGATATGTCGGGACGCTTTAAATAGCCCCGTATGCTGGATAAATATCTGGCGCTGACAGGCATAAACTCCATATGGTGGAGAGTGCGCAAAACATGTCGTCGGAGCGAGTAACCGATTATTAACAGATAACGCGCGAATCAGCCGGAGCGTAGCGATCGGCTGTATGGGCCTTGTTAGGCCCAATATTAAAAAGGAGAAAAAATAAATGGAAAATAAAACATCTTCACTTTCACCGACACATAAATATTTTTTTAGTACGGGACAACTACCCCGGAAACCATTACCCGGTGAACAAACATATGAATCATTTTGGCAACGAGTCAAGGCAATCCATTTTAAGAGAAAGTTTAAGCGAACTGTAGCCTAACAATTAAGCAGCAAATGAATGATATGACTCCCAATGAACTAGAAACCCTGGCCGCCCTGGTAGCAAAAGAACTGGCTCCGCTGCTGCAGAAAAAGCCGTGGCTTACTCTGCGTGAGGCCGCGTCGGAGTATCATATCGGAGAGCATCGACTCATTCACCTGGCCAAGACAGAAAAGAAAATAAAAGGGTTCCAGGATCCGGACAGTAAACGCAACGATTGGTTGTTTGAACGTAAATCGTTGGATCGATACCGTGACGACCAGGCTCCTGCAGTCATCACGCCCCGTGAAAAAGCGCTTGCAATAATCTCAGGCCGGCGTATAGGAAAAGTGGCATGAGAATCTTTCAGAAACGTGGCTGGTATCACGTGGAGATTGATCGCAATCACTCCAGGGCACTCGGTACGCGCGATCCGGCCGAGGCCGCTAGAATTGTCGATGAGATCATTAAAGCGGAAGCCCGACAAAAAGTTTCCGAGATCGAATCCGCGTCCCGCATTAAACTCAAAAACTTCGCAGAAAAATATATCGAATACCGGGAAGGGCTAAAGGACCTGTCCGAAGAAACCATCAAAAAAGACAAATTATCTCTAAAACTCCTGGCCGGTGCAATCGGAGACGACACGTTAATGGCCGCGATCGTCCGAAAGAAATCAAAAAAGCTGGAAGATTTTAAGAAAATTGCACTTGCCGCCGGCGCATCGCCAATCACGATTAACGGCTACCTGCGTCATCTAAAAACAGCATTTAAGTGGGGCAAAGAAGACGAGGATCTGATCGATCGATTACCGAAGATCGTCATGTACAAGCGGATAAAAAAAGACGAAGAGGCTATGCTGGACCGCATCCTGATGCCCGAGGAAATTAAAAAGGCCCTGGCTAAAGCAGATGAATTCAACCCTAAGTTTGGATTGTATGTCCTAACATTGCTCTGGACAGGAGGCCGCCGCCGTGAGGCACTGGGCCTGGAATATCAGCGCATGGATTTCACGCATAATCTAATCACACTGATCGGGAAAACCGGTAAACGCATCATTCCCATGCTGGCCCCGGTAAAAGAGGCACACAAGCCGTTTAAGAAGGACATCGGCCGAGTTTTTCCAGACTGGCATCCTGACACCGTTTCTCACTGGCTAAAAAAGGTATTGCGCGATTGCGGGATAGAAGACCATCGGCTGCATGATTTACGCCACACCTGCGCCACCTACCTACTCAAGAATGGTGTTGAATTGGCAGTTGTACAACGCATCATGGGCCACGCCCAAATGTCGACGACACAGATTTATGCCAAGGTCCTACCAGATATCATGGCCAGCCAGATGGAAAAATTGAATTTTGATTGACATCCCTCTGCGGTACATCTGCGGTACATCGTTCGTAAGTAGTTATTATCATTCATATGGGCAATCAACTTTTAATCCGTTGGCCGCGGGTTCAATCCCCGCACGGCCCACCAAGAAAAACAAGGGTTTTCGGTGTTTACAGCCGAAAACCCTTTTTTCATACCTCCTCAAATCTCCTCATTTTGGGCCAGTTTTGCGGTACATCTGCGGTACATTTTACTAGCGATATACTAGTTATTCCGTTGAATAATGCTTGATTAATGGGCTTTTAGGCCGTCAAACCACCGGCTAATTCTAGCCCCCAGACATACTCGACTTCCCCCCTTGGCCGATATTTCCTCGACGACATCTGATGACGCCACACTGATGACGATGCACGGGGTCAGCGTCTTGCCGCGATATGCCCGCCCAGCGATGATGGATGTGATGGCTATACCCTCCGGGATGGAGACGTGCTCTGCGATGTACCTATCCATCACCCTATCGGCAGCAGCCGGAGCGACCGGCGATCCGTCAAACATACCAGAGCCGTACTCCCCGATGTAATATGTAGGCCACGGGATATGGACTGATAGGACGCCGTTTATGGGTATCAATTTAGTGTTCAGTGAATATTTTTCGGACCCATCCACGGTAATTCCTCTTGGGCGGCCGCCAAGCTTTCCGTTTGCCTTGCTTGATGCGGCTTTCTTCTCTGTTTTTTTTTGCCCCATGAGATAGGCCGCATAGTCCACGAATTTTCCTCCACAGTTTCCGTGACTCATGCCCTGTGTTGCGAGACTAAAACCGACATCCAGATCGTCCTGGATTGCCCCACACTTGTTGCATATTGATTTTCCCATGATTTCTCCTCCTTCTTTATTTTTTGTTAAGCATAATATAAAGCTAGCGCTAGGTTTTGTCAAGCATTATTTTAATTATTTTTTATGTGTAATGTTGTTATTAAGTATTTGGATGATGTTAGATGTTTTTCAGGAAGGCCTAGAGCGTACCTTTTTTCCGCCTCCCCCCTCCCCTTTTTCTTTTTTGTCCCCTTTTTCATCTTCCAAAAACGGCAGCAAAACCGGCAAGCAGATCCCGGAATACGCATTTTCCCTACGCCACAACATGCCGCCCCGGCTCCCGCCGCCCCTATATTTTTAAGTTCATTACTATTCCCCTGCCAGTTTTTGAGGGTGGCTGCCGGTTTTGCTGCCAGTTTTTGAGGGTGGGCTTGTCGTTTATTATTTAATATAATCAAATACCTATCCAGTTTTGCCGGTTTTGCCAACTTTTTTTACAAACTTATTTTATAATTGATCACACGTGCGTCGCGTTATAATAAATATAATGTAATAGGGGTCATAGGGGATTAATTAATAAATAGTTCCGTTAAAAAGTTGGCAGAACTGGCAGTTCACAGCCGCCCGGATTCGCTGTCGATGACTAAAATGGATATACCTGGGCGGGGGATTTTGAATTTTTGGTCATCCTGGTGACTCGGGGATGGGCCAGCAGCTGCCGTATTCACCCAGACGCAGCGCAGCTTTAACTGGTCTTGGCTTCCAGTTGCCGGGGGGAAGGGGCTCCCGGGAGGATAACGTAATGATATTTGCAGAGTATAATATTTTGACTTAACGACGGCTTTGGCGGGCGTAAATCGTTTATGCGCCGCGATCGGAGCCCGGCCGGTAGGATCGACCGGGCTTTTTTCGGTGAAAATGGATTTAATTTGAAAGGCGCCGGAAGGAAAGACGGCTATTTCTGCCGGGCGGTCCGGATGCCACGTTTCCGCATCCAGTTGGCCAGGTTCGCTTCGGTGGTATCATACATCGCCGCGATGGACTTCTGGGGAACCTTGAGGGCGATCAATTCCCGGATCCGGGCGTCGTTGGCATCGAGTTTCGATTTGCCGGGTCCGGTCGGGCGGCCGAGGCGGACGCCCTGGGCTTTTTTGGTCGCCAGAGCGCTGCGGGTGCGTTGGCTGATCAGGTCGCGCTCGATTTCGGCCGCCATCGCCAGCACCATGGCCATGATCTTGGATTGGAGGCTGCCGTCGAGTTTCCACCCGCCCTTGGCCGCGTAAACCCTGATGCCGCGCTGGGCGCACTGGGACAGCATTTCCATGATCTCCAGCATGGACCGGCCGAGGCGGGATAATTCGGCGACGATCAGGGCGTCGCCCTTCTGCAAATCCTCCCGGATGATCGGCGCGATGGACCGCTCGCGCCATGCCTTGCGGCCGGAGACCACTTCGTCGACCATCTTCACCTGGCCAAGATTCAGATCGTTGGCCAGCTTCAGGATTTCCAGGCGCTGGTTTTCGACGTCCTGGCCGTCCGTGGATACCCTCACATACGCGATCGTTTTCATTCCCTGACCTCCTGATTTAATGTAAACCGCTATTTTGTAGTTTTAATATCATTATTGTTATCAATATGTCAAGTGCTTTCATTATTATTTATATAGCCGCCTAAACGTTCGTTTATTCTATCATTTAATACGTTTTTCGGAGCCCGGCCCGCCGACCGGCGCCGGCGGGAACTCTCGGCAAGCAACGCCGGCGACCATATTGAGGCCGTGGGCAGACCGGCCTCAATATGGTGATCATCGGGCGGCGGCCCGGCCGACCGCCGGAAGGCAAAACCGGAGACGGACGGCGGCGGAGATTCCGGGCGCGGCGGCAGCCGGACGCCGGCCTGCCTAGCGCCGCGGGCAGGTCGGCGCGGCCCGGCCGGTCGACCAGACGCGCGACCCCCGGGAAACGAAAACCCCGGGACCGGGACTCCCCCCCCCCTGGTGATGGTGGTTGCCGTGTAATTTTTTCAGTCCACTGCTCTATGCCGGATTTATTGCCAGGGGACGCGGGGTTGCCTTTTTGGTCTGTTTGCGAAATTGCGCAAGTTTATATCGACAAGTGTTTTTCTCTGACGATCAGGGGGGCGGGGTTGCCTTTTTTAGCAGGTGAATATTATGACTTCGGATCGTCTTTTTATTCCCTGTCAAGTTTTTTTTTGCATATTTCCATACACGTATGGACACGTATGGACACGTATGGACAATCCACGGAAGTATTTTCGTCCGCCGACCCTCTTTAAAAAAAACCGATGCTATGATTGCCGCGCTCATCGTTATCTCCTTTTCTTGCGGTGAGGCGGCACCGGGATACTGACCAACCCTGCCGCTTCACCCCTGAAATCCCAACGCTGGGCAGCAAAGGATGACAGGACAGATGGCGACCAATAAAATCGTACGCAAAAAACTGGAGAAGACCGTCGAGGATCTGATTGCCGCGGGAATCTCCACGTCATCCGCCATCGCCGACGCGCTCAAGGCTCAGGGCCATTCCGTATCCCAGCCGACTGTTTCGCGCTATCTGCGGACCCTGGAGGAGCAGCGCCGGGACGAGACGATAAAACTCGTTTCCGACCACGTCCAAAAGAATGTCCCGGCCGATCTCACCGCCCTGGAGACGATGGAGGCGCAATGCCTGGACTGGGCTGGCGAAAAACAGGACGCCTTTGCGCATCGCCTGGCCGCCAAACACATTCAGGAAGCAGCGCAAGAATGGTCCGACGCCATCTTGCAACTGACCGACGCAGACCCGAAGGCGCGCGCCGAAGCCCTGGAAGTCATCGCCGGCCAATGCCTGTTGTGGATCGCCGACGATCTCAAGTTGCAGTCCGCCCGGATCGCGGCCATGAAGCAGGCGGCGGCGATCATTCAACTCAAGCTCCACTTTGCCCTCGGCGATAAATCGGAGGGCAATATCTATTTTCTCGACGCAGAACGCGGCGACCGGATCGAACGCGACGACCAAACCGGCCGCGTCATGGTATTTCCGGGAGGAAAAGACTGATGGCGGGCGATATTGTTTTCCAGCTTTCGCAGACGCAAAGCGCCTTCGTTCATTCTCCGGCCCACATCAATCACCTGACCGGGCCGATGGGCGAAGGAAAAACCCACTGCGCCGTGGCCCGGATGATCGCCCACGCCAACCGCTGCAAACTTTCCGTGCCGCTGCGCGCCGCGATTATCCGCGACACGCACGTCAACATCAAGACCAGCACGGCCGTCAGCATCAAGGAAATCCTGGGCGACCGGGCGATTTTCAAGGACGACTACAAAAAACTGTTCATCAAGGCGCGCTATCCGATCGAAGCCGACCTGTTCGGCATCGACGACGAAGCCTCCATCTCAAAACTCCAGGGTCCCCAATACGGGACCATCTGGCTGGAGGAGCCGGCGCCGATTTACGAAAAGGCCAACGCCGGACTGCCCTATGAAGTTTTCACTCTCTCCATTGCACGCTGCGGGCGCCAGTCCGGCAGCATTCCCAACCTGCAAATCACACAAAACCCGGCCGACGAGGAGCACTGGACATCCCAGTTAATCGACGAGCCCGAAGAATTCATGATCGCGGCCGACGGCACCGTCATCACCAAAAAGACGTTTCACATCCGCCGCGGCGAAAACACCTTTCTTTCGGCCGTGCAGCGGGCCATGAACATGGCCGCGTTCAAGAACGATCCGGCCAAATACGCGCGCTATGTGGAAGGGAAAACCGCTTCCGTCATCCGCGGCAAGGCCGTGACGCCGAATTATAACGCCGATCTGCACTATGCGCAGCAGATCCAGCCCTTCTTTCCGAAGCTGGAGGCATTCCGCTGGTGGGACGGCTACCAGCATCCCTCCTGCGTCATCGCGCAGTGGAACCCGTTCGGCCAGTTGGTGATTCACGACGTGCTCACGATGGACGGCCACGGGGTGGTAGAGCTGATCACCGAAAAGCTCAACCCGCTTTTAAAAACCCCCAAATATCGCGACAAGGATGCCCCCTGGCGCGATATCGGCGACCCGAGCATGCAGACCCCCGACCAAAGCACCAGCTCCACCACAGCGGCCCGGCGCGTAGCGCAGCTGCTGTCGACACGGTTCGAGCCGGGGCCGACGCGCTGGCAACCCCGGATTCAGCCGCTCAACCACGCTTTGACCCGCCTGGTCGGCAGCGGGCGGCCGCTGATTCTGATTTCCGCCTCCGCGGCCGCGGCGCACCGCGCGCTCAAGGGCGGCTGGCACTATAAAATCGACAATAACGGGCATCAGATGGGCGATCTGCCGGTTAAAAACGAGCACGACCACGTCGGCATGGCGATGGCCTACGGGACGGCGGTTGTGCTGCCGTACAACGCCCGCGAGCTCATCAATCCGGCCAAGAAAGGCCCGCGCGCCGACGCCGCCCTGCGCATGTCCCGGGCTCTGTCCTACGGAGCCGGCGCGCCCGCGAGCGGCGCCCGAAGGAGTTTTATATGACAGCCGTAAAAGTCAAAGCCGGGAAAGCGTCCCGCAAAAACGACCCGTTCTGGGAAATGCGGACCGGCGGGCCTTATTCCGCGGCGGAAGGCGACGCCCGGGAAATTTTCAAATGCACGTCCTGCGGCGCCGAGACCGCGCCGGACAAAGGCTGGAACGGCGCGCCGGATAAGCATCGGTGCTCCGCCGGTTGCGCCTGCCGGACGTCGGACTGGAAGCCGGGCGGCGGCTATTCCGCCCAGGGACGAAAAAACTTTGACCGCATTTTCCCCAATGCGCCGGGAGCAGGACTGTAATGCCTATCTTCGACCCCATCGATCCCTCCGCCGACCTGATGAAACGCATCCGCGCCGTCCTGCGCCGGGTGTCCGCCGCCGCTCAGGGCATCGATCCCCGGGAACTTACCGAGCGCGAGGAAGCGGCCCGGGCCTACGCCGGAGAAAACGAGCAACACTTTTCGGACTATGTGCAGGACTGCATCAACCAATCGGTGAAAGCCAACGAAAACATCCGCAGCGTGCAGGCGCACTGCTGGCGGGTGTACAACGAGGACGAACCGGTCAATTACGCGCGCAAGGAAGCCTGGCAGAGCCGCATCGTCATCCCCAAACCGTTCGGCACGGTCCAATACGGCGCAAGCGCCATCAAACGCGCTTTCACGCCGAAGTTTCTCTCGGTGACGAACGCCCGCAACACGGCCGCGGGCGAGTTCTGGAAGCGGATCATGGAGTACCAACTCAACGAGCAGCACGCGAAATTCGTGATCCGCTTTACCGACGCGACCACCATGGCGCTCGCCGTCGGCCTCAGCATGGAGATGATTCCGCGCTTTATCCCCGGCCAAGGCCTGGCGATCGAGCTGATTCCTCCCTGGCACATTCACCGCGATCCGGACGCGTCGCCGCGCGATCCGCAAAGCGGACTGTACTGGATCCACCAGGAATGGCTCGACTGGTACATTCTCAAGGAAGGCGAAAAAAAGGGCAAATATAAGAACGTGGACCGTGTCCGCGGCAGCGAGACGCCATCGCCGTCCAATCCCTGGCTCAC